GTGTATTGTTTAAGAGGTATAAAAATGAACATTCAAATTGAATTGTCCGATAAGGATAAAGAAGATATCGCAAATCGTCTGTTGCATAAGATGATTACTGCTATTGCGCAGAATGAGACATTCACAGCTTTCCAAGACGCTGTAAAGAATGAAGCCAACTTACAGGCAAAAAATTACACAATGGCACATCATTTTGCGGGTGTCGATGGTATCGAAGCAGCCGTGCGGGAAGAGTTGACAAAGGTTAGCGAACAGACAGTTCGTAGCATGGTCAATGATACCGTATTCAAGAAAATGGATAAACCACTTGAAGATTTGGTAAACGAATCGGTAATGAAACGACTGCGCAATTTGCAGGCTGAAATTAACCGAGCTATTCAAGAATACACAGACGAAGATTATGCAGATTGAATATCGTAAAGGTAACATGTTTGATCATGATTTTTCCAAAGACCACGGAAGAAAAGTATTCATGCATGGTTGCAACAAACAAGGTGTCATGGGTAGCGGTGTTGCTAAAGAGTTTAAAGAAAGATATCCAAAAGCATTCAAACATTACGTGGACGATCTTGCTTCAGGTCTTGGACTCGGAGACTGCTCTTTATCAAAAGACTATAAAACAGACATCTATCTCGCGTCTGCAATCACTCAGGAATTCTACGGAAAAGATGGAAAGCAGTATGCTTCTTATGAAGCTATTGAAAGTAATCTCGCATTCGTCATGAAGATGTTCAATACAATTGTCATTCCTAAAATCGGGTGCGGTCTTGGTGGGTGTGATTGGAGTAAGATCGAACCAATGTTTGATAAGTGGCAAAAACAGGATTTAAAAATTTATGTCTATAGTCTCTGACGAAGAATTGGAATTAGCTTTCCGCAACACAAACTTTGGTGGTGCTGATAAACGCGAACTTTTGAATGCTTCAGTGTTTAAACGTGCTGTCGGATATCATTGTGGTCACACTATCACAATGATTATGGTACAATTGGGGCTAATTGGCGAAAAGACATGGAGAGTGACTAAGAAGGGTCAAAAACTTTTGCGCGAAGCCTATCATGAACAACTTTTAAAGAGCGGTTAAGATGAAATTATTTAAATTCTTTTACAACCCATTCAAGCCACATATCGCACAGTTGCGGAGTGGTGAATTTGTTATTCGAAAATTGAACGATATTGGGTGGAGTTATCTGACTTCCAAGATGTCTCAGAACGATAATTATTGGTGGTACGGAAAATCCTATATACATGAATTCGCATCTTTCGCAACTTTGGAAGAGGCAAAAACTCGACTCGAATTATTCAAAACTTCAAATTCAAAACCATTCAGTAAACGTGTGGTATGATGCGAACATTGTTTGATCTGGTTTATTTTATCGTTGGCATAATTGTTGTCGGCTTTGTGTCGGTCTTTATGGCTTTCTGGATTCTCGCTATCGTCTTGGTAGAAGGTCTGTTTCTGAAATTAACAAAATGGAGTAAAAAATATGAACATCTGGGCAAAAAGTGGTGACAAGGTTGTCTACCTTGATGAAGGTGGATACAAGTGTGAAAAAGACTATGCACGTGCAAACGGATTTGTAAAAGGTCAAGTTTACACAGTGGATCACACGGTAGTTCATAGTAGCAGTACCGATGTATACTTCCAAGGTATTAATGGTTACTACAATTCTGTGATGTTCGAAGATTATGTCGAACCAGAACCGGAAATTGTTTATGACGATGCTACAGTCAAGACATTTGAAGTTGAAGTTGAGTCGGATTTTTATGGAGTGTCTAAAGCAACTGTAGCTCTTGATGGCGGAAACCTTCAGATTACCAATAAATTCGGTGATGTCAAAATCAATATTCCGAAGGAAGTGGTGATTGAATTGCTTGGTCTTGTGGAGAAGCCACGGATGCAAATCGTTGAAGACAAGGTATTTGCCGGTGAACGTGTTTTCTATCAACTGGATGTTCCTGCATGGCGCGAACTCGACAACGTTTGGTATAAACGTAAGCATTCCATTCAAGTAACTCCCACAAATTGGAATGATTACAAAAACGGTTCACCAGACAAGTTTCTGTTCTGATATGGGTTGGGCACTTATTTTTGTTGCATGTACACGATTTTGTGTACCGACTTATGTAGAGATATACCCAACAAAGCAAGAATGCGAAACAAAAATTCCTGCTGGACAGTCTCAGTTTTTAGCAAAGAGGCAAACTGAGGAATTTTGTGTCCCCGTTGTAAAACGCTAGAAACATGTGTTATAATTCGTTTATCGAAACTCGAAAGGTAAATCATGGAACTCACTTCGCACAACTACGGTATTGACCGTGAAAATCTCAAAGAATTCGTTCTGAACAATCCTCGTCTGGTGACTCGTAAAGAGTCTAAGCGCTATCAAGGTCTGTCTGTACTGAAGTACACTCGTCGTGTATTTTTCAACAATTTGTGGGATCAAAACGAAATGCTGCGTCACTGCCGTGGTTTGGTTGTGGATGCTGATTTCAATGTGGTTCAATTACCATTCAAGAAAATCTACAACTACCAAGAAAACGGTGCTGGTGTAGACTGGCATCCACGGACATTTGTGGGTGTTTCTCGCAAGGTGAATGGATTCATGGCATCCTTGAGTGTTTACAACGGTAAGCTGCTCATTGGTACTACTGGCTCTCTGGATTCTGATTTTGTTGGATATGCCGAAACGTATCTGAAGGATATTGATCCATCAACCCTGTGCCCTGAAACTACCTATATGTTTGAGATTTGCCATCCTGACGATCCACACATCATTCCTGAAAAGTATGGTGCTTATCTACTCTCAATTATTTACCAAGGTACCGAATTCTATTCGTTCGACAATGCACGATTGATGCTGACCTATGGTGATTCTGCTTTTCAAGAAATTGCAAAGTATGCTGAAGTGTCTGAGTGGTATGACCCTATTCCTGATATGCGGTTCGTAGATGCTGTGAAAATGGCACGTGAGGCACCACATGAAGGTTATGTGATCTTCAACTACACTAAAGGTGAAATGATCAAGATCAAGTCTAAGGCTTACCTGTTCCAAAAGATGGTGGCTCGTAAGGCTGATATCATGGCACTGAACATGGCTCGTGTTGAGGAAGAATTTTATCCTCTGATTGAAAAACTGCGTAATGATGAATTGTTTAAGGTAATGCCTGAGCAAGACCGTCTGGAATACATGCGCAATCTGTTGAACTCTACTCTGTGAGGCTATTATGGCAAATTTAACACGTGAACAACATTTGGCTATGGCTCAATGCTTGAAGGAAGCGAAGAAAAAACTATTATCTGGAAATTTCTTCGACATAAAAAGTGACAAGCAAATATATGTATGTTGGGCAGTTGATGACACGGATTGTGATGTAATATCAAAGGCATTGGTTAAAGGTTGGATTCGAAAACAACTTAAAGGTGAAATGTTTATTACTGGATGGTTATATCTTAATAAAGATATCGACCTTAGCACGTATGAAAAGCGTCAAGCATACCGCCACGCTTGGGTTGATCACATGATTAAAGTTTTGGAGTCTTGAAATGGAGTCAAGACTCCGCGAAGAATTTGACAAAAAGGTTGTTGGATCACGTTTAGATCAAACTACATTACTAATTGTTCAATCATTTATTGGTGCTTTAACGCGAGAATGTATGGCAAAAAATGAGATAACATTACAGGATGCTCATGATATGGTACAATATCGCGCATATGAGGAATTCACTGTTGAGGAATTGTTTAAACCCCTAAGAGAGAAAATTTTAAATGGGGAATATGTATCACTTTCTGAACATGGCTACTACAAAAAAATTTCAAAAAGTGAATACAACAAGATTTTTGGTGTATAATCAACATATGAATAAAATTGAACAACAACCATACTTCACTTCGGATTGGCATCTTTTCCATAAAAGAATTCAGCAATTCTGCCCATTCTCGCGTAAGGGTTCGACCCTCGAAGAAATGAATGAACTGATCATTTATAATGTGATTAACACCGTTCCAGAGGGTGGCGACCTGTGGAATCTGGGCGACATTACCTTTGGCAAATATGATGAAACCAAAAAGCTGCTGCGCCGGATTTCTGATCATTGCAACCATCATCTGATTCTCGGTAACCATGATGATGAAAGCGAATTGCGATTCATGGGCGTGTTTGCGTCTATCCAAGACTACAAGAAATTGAAGATTGGGAAGACTTCTTACATCCTGTGTCATTTCCCGATTGAATCATGGGATTCGTCAAGATACGGTTCAACACATCTGCATGGTCATCGGCATTCAAACTATCAACAGCCAAACACCGGAAAGTGTATGGATGTTGGTATTGATACACGTGCTGCAGGGGATATGAAACCATATTCTCTGGAAGAAATTCGTAAGTGTCTCCAATTTGAAACAAGGTCAACGCATCACGGAGACTGATGCATTTAATTTAAGGAAACTGAAATGGTAACTCGTAGAACAACTTCGCAACTCACCACTTCCGCATCTACTCTTCAGGATGTTGAATTGGATATGAGCCAATTGAACGACAAAGCGATTGCTGCTTTGTTGAAAACTGCCAATGCCGAAAAACAACGCCGCGCTAAACTGAAGCAGGAAGCGGATAAGGCTGAAGAAGCCCGTAAGGAAGAAGAGCGCAAAGAGCAAGCCCGTAAGGAAGCACAGCGTATTGCTGAAGAAAAGGCGCGCAAGGAAGATAAAGAACAAGAAAAGGCTGCTGCAGTCAACGTTCGACTTTCTGAAATTCGCAACCAACTGAATAGTCTGGAAAGCGAAATTGAGCGTCTGGTTAACAGCGTCGATCCAAAAATTGTTTATGTGGGCTTCTCTTATAACTTCGGTGACTCCACTACATCTTCTTACAATAACTCGGATCAATACTGGTCTTCGTCAGGTTACTAATGAAAAATACTGCTGTTCTAATCGGATCACGTGCTGAATACAACTATTTCGATATCGATGAAAATCGGGATTGGGATTTTATTGTTCGGCCTAATGCTGTGAAGCAATTACTCGATGGCTTTGGTGGAAAGATCATCGAACAATATCCGATTAGCAGCAACCATCTTGTTATTCGGGTCAAACACGAAACAAACAAGATTAGTATTATCGAAGTTGAACTGGCTTTCAAAGGTTCTTCTGGTGCTGCAATTCTTGATTTGATGGATTCTGTAGGGAATCCTGAAAAACTTTATAATGTGGCACCACTTAGCTTGATGTATGTTATCCGTGAATCACACCGGTATCGGGATTCTATGCATTTCCATAAAAATATGGAGAAGCTGAAAACCTACATGTCAAAGCAGTACAAGTCTAGAGTTTCTGAACCGCTGAAACAGATTCTGGAGTTGCGAGAGAAAGAGACATATAATCGACCACCTATCAAACTGAATGTCAGTAAATCTGAATTCTTTTCGAATGATGGTGTACAATATATCTATGATCATGACTCAATTCATGCTGCTATTGCTATAGGCGAAAAGCCTGCGTATATGCATATCGCTAAGGGTGAAGTTTTATCATCTGGTGATCTGTTTGAGAATGCACCTGATGCTGTCAAAGATGCATGTGTCATGGAAGAGGCTTGGGTGATTGCTTTGGAGCGTGGGTATTTGCCTTACCGCAAAAGTATTCGAATTAACCGCTATCGGGAAGATGGTGTTGGATTTGATGGTGATTACATGCAAGAACTGTACCGGAAAGCGTTGCAGAAGATTTGTACGACTCTGACATCCGGCTGGTTTCGTGAATATGCGTCACTTAATTATTTGCGACTGTCTGAAGTGAAACGAGATTTCTTGGATGACTTCTTGTTTGTGGAAAATAAGACAGATATTTTGAAACCGTACAAAATTGGTGTATAATCCATACATCTAAATTCAAACGAGGTTCAAAATGATCACTAAGTCTGACGCAATCAAAATTGGCGAACAAATCATTGAAGCAATGCACAAAGAGTTGATGCGTGAGACAGACAGTAAAGGTCGTTGCACAGTTCGTGGAACCACAATGTCTGCATTGGACAATTTGTGGTATGTCGTATATCCAGAAGCAGTTCGTGCTGCTTTCAACTACAAGAAGGAAATTTATTATGCAAGCATCGGATGGTAAGACCAAACCCTACTTTGTGATTGTGAGGGGTTTGCCGGGCTCGGGTAAAAGTACCATTGCCCGAAAGATTGCTATGGATGGTGGATGGCGTCATTATGAAGCTGACATGTACTTCTATGACAAGCAAGGTAACTACAACTTCGACCTGAATAAGCTCGGTGCTGCACATCACTGGTGTGAGTCTAATGTGGCGCAAAAGCTGCAAGAAGGTTGGAGTGTTGTTGTATCCAACACTTTCACTACTCAGCGTGAACTGAACCCTTACTTTGAAATTGCACTGCAACTTGGAATTATCCCGCAAGTGATTTCCGTGCATGGCTCTTTCGGTTCTATTCACAATGTGCCTGCAGAGGCAATGGATCGTATGCGTCGGCGCTGGATCGCTGACCCTGTATTACCATGGGAGGATAAAAATGGATTGGTATGATGAAGAAGAGGCACGTGCCACAAAAGCCCTTGTAAAGGGTATTGTTTATATAGCAGCAATCGCAATTATTGTTGCCTGTGTTCTAAAATATTTTTAAATGAATAAGAATGCTTGAAAAAGAGCTACCATTTCTTTTCAAAGTAGCATCTGCATCCGCCGAACGATCCCATGCGGTTCGAAGTAAGGTGGGTGCAGTAATTGTTGACAGCTTTGGTCGGATAATCTCTACAGGATATAACGGTACGCATAATGGTGCTGACAACTGCTGCGAAGAGGTTGTTGTACTGTCTGCTGATAAGACAGAACTTAAAACTCTGGACACTGTTATCCATGCAGAAGAAAATGCTATGTTACATGCTGCGAAGCGTGGCCTTCCTCTAGAGCATGCTATAATGATTACTACCTTGTCACCATGTATTAAATGCTGCTCTCGTATGATTCAGGCTGGTATCCGTCAGGCTATCTTCAAAGAAGAATATCGACTGCATAATGAAGTATTAGACAAGATGGGTAAATTTATCTATTTTCAACATTACAAGGAAACAAGTGTATGATGACAGAAGAACAGTTGGTTGCTTTGATTTGTGAACGTGCGCGGCAACTGTATGAAAAAGAGTTACGCCAAGAAATCTCGATTGGTCGGCGTATTGTTTCTGACACAGCCAAGAATGTTGCTATCTCTCTTTATAAGCGTGGACACAACCCAAGTTATAGCTCCGATATCGAAGGTAATACAACATGTGGGTATGGTAAAGTGAGCGAGTATGGGTTCTGGGAATTCCCTCTGCCCGAAGAGTATTGGAAATCAGAATATGAAAATTAAAAAGATGTCTGTCCCTGAACTGCAGGCTCAAATTTCTATTCTGAATGATCGGATTAAGACAATTCAAGAGTCTTGCGAACATTTTAATAAAACGCATACATTCGGTGCAGATACAGGTAATTATTTTGAACGTAATAGTTATTGGAGGGATTATACCTGCCACACATGTTTGAAGAAATGGAGAAAATATAGTGATTAAGATGTTTGTGTTTATTGGGTTGGTTGTGGCTGGTTTTTATTTTTTGATCACTTTTCTGAACAACAACCATAAAACTGTGCTACAATTCATTGGTCAACGATTCTTTAAGATCATTCTTACAATCGTTGCAGCGGTTCTTTTTGTTAGTGGTTTTGTAATTCTTTTTTAAAGGAAAATTTATATGATGAAGAAAATTTTGATTGGTTTGGTGATGGCAGCTTCTGTCTTGATGACTGGTTGTACCCGTATCGAAACAGGCGAGGTTGGCGTTCGGGTAGATGCATCCAAACAGATTCAAGGTGCTGAACTACCTCCCGGTTCTTGGAATCAAACTTTGGTTGGACATGTTTTGACTTTCCCTGTCAAAGACTTGACCATCAAGATCAATGACAAAACTCCCATGACAGCGGATAACTCTCCACTGAAAGACTTCGACATGACTGTTGTTTACAGTATCAATCCAAGTTCTGTTGCTGAGTTGTATTCGACCAAGAGCAAGTCGTTCCACGCACGTGATGATGGTGACACCTTGCTGATGTATGACTACATGAATGTGTTGGTAACAAATGCCGCATACAAAGTGGTTCGTAACTACAAGTCACTTGAAGTCGCAGACAATCGCCAAAAGATGGAAGCAGAAATCTTGGCAGAAGTTAATGATCAATTGAGTCGTGAGAAATTGAACTCGTCATTGACACTGACCGTGGTTCAAGTTCGAAGTGTTGTCCCTAATGATCAAATCTTGGCCTCTGCTACTGAATTTGTGCGTAGCCAAAACGAATTGAAGATCAAGGAAAACGAAGTCAAGTTGGCAAAGCTGGAATCTGAGCGTATGGCTGCACTGGCATCGAACTCTGGACAAAGCATTGCTTACATGAATGCTCAAGCCAATTTGAAGGTAGCGGAAGCAGTTTCAAACGGAAAAGTTCAGACAATTCTGATTCCACATGGTATGTCAGTAATGAATATTGGCAAATAATCTCAAAAAGATTGCAAAAGGCCCTTCGGGGCCTTTTTCTATGTTATAATTCTTCCATCGAAACGCAAAAGAGGTAAATTAACATGATCTTCCAAAAGCCAGCCGCCAACATGCAAACCGAAGTTTGGGCCAAAATCAACGGTGAAGATGTCCGTGTTGGTTCGGTTGATCAGATGAACGACTTCTACTCCACAGAAATTCGTACACTGGAAAAGATTGCACAGAAAATGATTGAATCAGCACCAAAGAAAACTGTTGAAAAGTTGAACATGGCTGATGCAAAACTGAACAAGAAAATCAAGGTGATGTCTTTTCACTATGATGGCGGTTCTTGGCCCGATGAATTGGAAATCACTTCCAACATCACTGGTGTTGTGGTAAAATTCAAACGTGCATCTTTTGAACACCCTTTGCATGATCAAGATGGTTGGGATGGAGAAGGTGCGCTGTATGCACCAGTCGATGTAACTGATACACAATGGTGTGTTATGATGTGGCGTTGCATGTAATTGATACAAGAAAATAGCGAGGAAAAATGAAAACACTTTACGAAATTACGGGTGATATCAAGGATATCAATACCATGCTCGTTCCACGAGAAAAGGTGCGAGTGTATGAGCGAGACAAAGAACGTCTTGATTACCTCAATCAAAACTTTTTCTATCGCGAGAATGTGGATTGGATCACCGGTAACCTATCTAAAACTCATAACATGTGGGTATTCTTTGCGCCGATAGGTGTTCAGAGCGATATCCGTCTGGTTCTAGACAAAATGCAGGAAGATAAAAATGCCTAATCAAAATGTATACAAAGGTGCAGTCTGCAGAGGCTGTTGGGCACTCGGCAACAACTGTGGTAGTTGCGAAAGGTGCATTGCAACCAAACCCGATATGTCTCTGGCATATGAAGGTGCGCGTGAAGATTTGGATATCTGGAAAAAACGTGCCCTCGAAGCAGAAGCAAAACTGAAAGAAACTCAAACCGAATTATCTCGGTGGAGGGAAGACGCGAACTGGTCACGCGAAAGAGCATTGAATGCAGAAGCAAAATTGCGTCGAGTGAATACTGAAATTTCCGATATCACTATTAATTTCATGTTTAATAAATTGCTACAGCAAACAACTGTGGAGAGTTTTAGTGGCGAAAATTGGTTTATGATTGGGTGTATTACTGGTCATAATTTCTTGAAAGAAGTTATAAATGCTGACACCAATTGAGAAGATTGCTCTAATTGCGAATATCGAATTTACACCTGAACAAAATGAGTTTGCAAAACTACTTATTCAGGAATGTGTTTTTGTACATGCTGATAATTACGGAGTTGACATCATCAGTAATGATCTAGAAAAGCATTTTGGTATAGACCTAAAAACTGTTTGACGAACGCACTGTACAAACCAAAAAACCGTGGTAGAATATTAAACTCAACAACAAAGGAAACTTTAATTATGAAACTTGTGACAAAACATTTCGAAGACAAGGCTGAAGTAGCAGTTGTCATTCCTATGCATCGTATTGTGGTGGTTGACTGCTCTGGAAGCATGTATGGCGAACTACCTAAGCTGCGCAATCACCTGAAAAACAAGCTGCCTACATTGGTCGAACCAGAAGACACGCTGACACTGATTTGGTTCTCTTCACGTGGCGATTGCGGCACCATCTTCGAAAACCTGCAAATCTCGACTGCCAAAGACCTGCAAAGCGTCAATACCGCTATTGACCGTTTCTTGGTTGCACGTGGCCTGACCGGTTTCAAAGACCCTCTGGAAAAGGTGGTACAGTTGGCTATCGATAGCACTGACCGACCAGTATCCATGACATTCATGTCTGACGGTGGCGAAAACCAATCCTCACGCTCCGAAATCATCAAGGTGTGTACCAAGGTCGCTGACCATGTTGCAAGCTCTGTGGTGGTTTCCTATGGCTACTATGCCGATGATGCTTTCCTGACCCAAATGGCTGAAGAAATGGGTGGTGAAATGATCGGTGCTGGTGACTTCCAATCCTATACTGACGTTCTGACACGTTCTTTGACTACTCGTTCTTCTGGTAAGCGCAAAGTGGTTGAAGGTTTGCCTCTGGACACCCTGATTGTGGGTCATATGGATCAAAGCTATGTGACTGTCAAGCCTGACGCATCCGGTAAAGCAGCATTCCCCTCGAATTGCATTGCTTACTCTTTCTTCCAAGGTTCCGGTGATATTGAAACCGTTGAAGATGAATTCGCTGCTGTTCAAGTGGTGGGTGCATTGATCCAACGTGGTGAATCTGACAAGGCTTTGGAACTGTCTGGTCTGATCGGTGATGAATCTCTGTTCAATGTTGTACAGAATGCATTCTCAAAGCAAGACTTCAACCGTGTGGTATCCTTTGTTGGTGACTACGAACCGTTCAAGGATAAGCCACGCAATCTGAAGCTGAAGCAAGACCCCAATGCATACAACGTGCTGACTTTGTTGATGGATTTGGCAGACACCGAAGGTAACCTGTTGCACATTTCTCACCCCGAATTCAGCTACAATGCTATCGGTGGCAAGCGTGAAGTGGTGGCTGATGAAGGCGGTTTCAAGCCAGAATTCTCTTCCAAAGAAGGTGAAGTGAAGGCTGCTATCAGCACATTGAAATTTGATGAAGACCGGCCTAACGTGTCGATCCTGACTCGCCGTGATGGTACTGTTTCTCTGCCTGACAATGAATTGGGCTTTGGTAACTCTGTGGAAAGTTTCATCTGGCGCAACTATGCTATCATTCGTGATGGTATTGTGAATGTGAAGAAGTTGCCTGTGGTGTTGACCAAAGCAACATACGATCTGTTGGTTCAAAATGGCATTCCTCTGGAGCCTTTCAAGATCAATGCAACGTATGTGATCGATGTATCCAACATGCCTGTCATCAATCGCTCCATGGCGGCTCCTGTGACCGCTAAAGACATGTTTACATGGCAGTTTGACCTGTACAAATTGCGTGTTGCACAGAAGATTCTGAATTCGCGAATTGAGAAACCTGAATTCTCCGAAGACTTCGCTAAGAAGTACGGTGCAGAAGGTGCTTTGTTCCTGAAACAGTATGGTGTGACGCCAAGCGGGTTTTCCCCCAAGTCTGTCAAAGGCGAAAGTGTCGATGCATACGTTGCTAAGGCACTGGAGATTGGTTTGTCTGGTCTGAACAGCATCCCCAAAATCTCCGATGTGGAAGCCGATATCGCTGCTGGCAAGAGCCTGACCCCTTCTAAGGAAGTGGTTGCTAATGTACTGAAGGATTTGGCACCTGTGACCGATAACGAAACTGCTCTAAAGCTCCTGAAGGGTAACATCGCTACACTGCGTGACAAGATCATCAAGGCCAAGTTTGGTGTAATTTTGGGTCGCAAGTGGTTCACTGATTTGGGTTCGTATGAAAATACAACTCTGGAAATGAACTTCGGTCTGTCCAAGAAAATCAAGGCCACTGCTGAATTGGTTGACAAGGAAGTCTAATCGATGTGGAGACTATGGGCGAAAGCCCTAGGTGAGAAGTCTGGTAACAATGACTCCGAAGCAAATAAAATTGCAACAATTCGTTCAGTCATTGTTATTTCGAGTATAATCACTAACTTGGTAATCGTAGCAGGCGTCATCCGACACTGGTAATAACTTTAGATAGGAAATCAAAATGATCACTCTTTACAATGCATTTGGCGAATATGTTAACGTGAATATCAATACAGACTCTTTGAAGGAACTGCAGGAACGCAACCGTGCGCGTGTTGAAGAAGCAAAGAAAGCTATGGGTTCTAAATACCTGCTGCACCCTTCGAACATGCGTACACGTTTGGCACAGCCTCGGTAATGGGAAATAAAAAAGAAATATTAAGTTTTCTAATCGCTACGCTGGAAAAATCTGCGGAATGCTTAGAAAACAATGTAAAAGCTGGTTCTTTTGCCAAAGGCATAAATTTCTCTAAAACTCTGGCTGATGTTATCATTGCGATTGGTAAGGTGAAAGAATTGCAGGCAGAAATTGAAGAACTGAGAGAATCCAATAAAACCACTCTTGTTGGTTGGGTTATTCTTGATCGCGACGGTATACCATATACATTTGTACCAAAGTCAAAAAGTTTCTATGGTCAAATTATTGAAAATGATGTTCCATCGCAAGAATATATCCAGCACCTAGAACGTGATTGGTCGGGTCTAGCTCCATTTACAGTGAAAGAAATCTTTACCTGAAATGTTTGCACCTGCTCATTTGCTTGTCAAACTGGACAAGTACCCCAAGATTCAGCAATTTGTTGACATGTCGTGGGGAACTGTTAGACTAAAGGAATATCTGGAACATCTTATGGGTGATACTCGTGATGGTACTCGACAAGGATTTCCTCTTGATGTATCATCTGCTATTATTAACCTCGCTCTCGAAAATCAAGCATACTTAGAATCAAAAGGTCTTTGCTTTGAAGAAGACCCTGCTACACAGTTTACTGTGACAGGGTGGCAACTGCCAAGAAATTTTTGATTAATGAATGAAGTACGCACGATTGTAGTAAAAGAAACTCACACAACATATTATGCTCTGGAAGAGGGTGAAACCCTTCCAGACGCCCTTTCTGTCTTCAATAGGACAGATCATACCCGAGTACCGTTTCATAGCGTTAGAACTGAATCTGAAGCGGTTGAACTCACAAATATCCCTTTCGATTCCCCTCTGCTGCATCAGGATTATTCTGATATGGCTAACTTTAACTTTAACTAAGGAAATTATGACCAACACCCTACTCAACACCATCAACTGGTTTGCAGAAGCAATCCCACAATCAACCATCACCAAGAAAAAACAAGCTGTGCAACTCGGTGTACATGTTGAAGAATTTGTCGAAATGCTTGAAACAATTCGCGTTCAAGGTGTGGATACCCAGATCGCACAAGCTATTGATTTGCTGACTGGAATTGCCGACCACTTGAAGAAAAATGCAACTGGATTTATTATCACTGATCGTAAGGAATTCCTTGACGCCATGGTTGATCAAATCGTTACTGCATCCGGTACCGGTTTCTTGCAAGGTATGGATATCGTCGGTGGCCTGAATGAAATCAATGGCTCTAACTATTCCAAATTCAAAGATGGTAAGGCTGTCTTTGATGCAAATGGCAAGATCGCAAAGAACCCAGACACATATTACAAAGCTGACCTATCAAACTTTGTTGGTATCGACGTTACTGAATTGAGCAATCCACCTTTGTGATTGTATCACTGTTGACAAATAAAAGGTCAATAGTAAACTAATTTGTGGGGAAATTTTTACCCATAAATACATGTGACCGGTATGTATTGTACCGGCACTTAAACATACTTTTTAATACTACATACATTAAGGAAATATTACATGTCTAAATTCGGAATGAACTTCGCTTCTTTGCTTTCTCAAATTGATACTGTCAATGCGAAAAAGGATTACAGTGAAGACTCTAAAAATTATTGGAAATTGACCAAAGACAAAGAAGGAAATGGTTCTGCTATTATCCGATTTTTGCCTTCTAAAAATATCGAAGACTTCCCATTTGTGCGTATGTACTCCCATGCGTTCAAAGACCCAAGTACCCAACAATGGTATATCGAAAATTCTCTCTCCACGATTGGTGAAACCGATTACATTGCGGAAGTGAACCGTGAGCTTTGGAACACTGGTATTGATGCAAACAAGAAAATTGTTCAGCGTCAAAAGCGTAAGCTGCAATACATTTCCAACATTCTGGTTGTGAAAGACCCTGCAAACCCAGAAAATAACGGTAAGGTCTTCTTGTTCAAATATGGCAAAACTATTTTTGACAAGATCGTTGCCGCAGCTAAACCTGAAGCTGTAGAAAACGAAGATGGAGAAATGGAAACCGCTGAAGCAGTTAATGCTTTCGATCCTTACGAAGGTGCTGCATTCTCTCTGAAGCAAACCATCGTTGAAAAGTTTCCTAACTTTGACGGTTCTACATTCCTGAAGCGTAAGCCTTTGTTTGAAGGCGATGAAGATAAGATTGAAGAATTGTTCAAGGGTCTGTATGACATTAACCTTGAAATCGCACCTGATAAATTCAAGTCTTACGATGACCTGAAGCAACGTTATCTGGTGGTCACTGGAGAGGTAGCATCCAATCCTAAAGGTAAAGGTAAGGCCAAGGCTGCTGCACCTGAAGAAAAAGGCGTAGAAGGCGTTTTGGATGAAATGGAAGGGCTTGCAAAACAAGCCTCTGAAGCACCATCTAAGGCTAAGGAAACTCCTGCCAAAGCTAAGTCGGCTCCACCTGTACCAACAATGTCTGATGCTGGTGATGACGACGAGTTTTTTAAATCGCTGATTGAGGATTAATAGTTAAATACTATTAACTTTCACTATGTAAGCCCCTTGGTCGAAAGCCTCGGGGCTTTTTTTATGGCAACTCAGAATCAAAATTTATATTACAACGGCAACAAGAATTTAAAGAACCATGGCGTAGTCATGAACTACACACAATGGCAATTAGATGAATGGGCTAAATGTGCTGCTGATCCAATTTACTTTATCAAGACCTATGTAAAAATCGTACACGTGGATCGTGGGGTTATCCCTTTCCAGTTGTATCCATTCCAAGAGCGAATTATTGACGCTTATGTGAATAACCGTAAAGTGATCTGTAAGATTGGTCGCCAGCAAGGTAAGACACAAACGACTGCAGCATTCTTCCTGTGGTTCATTATTTTCAATGATGTGAAGTTGGTCGGTATCATGGCTAACAAGGCTGCGGTGGCGCGTGAAATTTTGAGTCGTATCCAATTCTCGTATGAGAATTTACCATTCTGGATGCAGCCCGGCGTGAAAGAGTGGAACAAAGGCTCCATCGAACTCTCCAACGGTAGCGGCATCATCACTGCAGCAACCTCTCCAAACGCGATCCGTGGTTTCTCCGTATCTGCCCTGTATATCGATGAAACAGCCTTCATTCCGCCAAACATTGCGGAAGAATTCTTCACATCCGTTTTCCCTACAATTTCGTCTGGTAAAGACACCCGTATATATCTGTCATCAACCCCTAAAGGTTTGAACCACTATCACAAAATGTGGGTCGAAGCCGAGAAAGGTACCAACGGATTTTTCCCTGTTGCTGCTGAGTGGTATGAGAACCCAACACGTGATGAAAAATGGCGTGTGGATCAGCTTCAGACATTGGGTGAATTGAAGTATTTGCAGGAAGTTGAATGCCAGTTCCAAGGTTCGAGTAAAACACTTTTGAATGGTGCTACACTAACTCGTTTGACAACACAAGAACCAATTTTCGTAAAGGATAAATTGGAGTATTTCGAACAGCCTCAAAAAGGTCATAGCTACGTTATTACAGTGGATACTTCACGTGGTCGCCACTTGGATTATTCTGCGTTTGTGGTGTTCGATATCACTACAATTCCATATAAGATTGTTGCTATCTACAAGGATAACGAAATTTCACCTGAGAGCTATCCGTATCTGATTTACACCGTGGCGAAGAGCTATAATGATGCATATGTGTTGATCGAAGTGAATGATCTAGGTGAGATGGTTTCTTCGAATTTGTTCTACGAGTTTGAGTATGAGAATTTGTATTTCACGTACAAGGATGTTCTGAATGAGGGGAGAGGGTATCCGGGCGTTCGTACCACAAAGAAAGTTAAATCAATCGGCTGCGCAACTTTGAAAGGTCTTGTCGAACTGGATCAGATGATTATCAACTCCCACAAAATTCTGCAAGAGTTTGGTGTTTTCGCTCAGAAAGGTGCATCATATGCTGCCGAAGACGAACAAATTAACGATGATTTGATGACCTGTTTGTGGCTGTTTGCTTGGTTGACAAAGCACCCTCTTTTTGCCGAATTGACCGATACAAACATTCGAGCAATTCTGGCTAAAAGGACAGAGCAATACATTGATGAAAACATGCTGCCATTTGGCTTTATTGATGATGGAAGAGATTCTATTGATTTAAAACCACATGAACTGGATTTGAATAAATTCGGCGGTGGTGGCGACCCATTTATAAAGTGGTTGTTTTCTTAAAAACTGTGCTATAATTCAATCATCGAAATTCAAAAGGTGATTCAAATGGAAATCTCTGTAACCCTGCACTTCAACAAAAAAGATTCCGTAACAACAACATATCCTGAATCCAAAATGCATGAAGCCTTCTTGTTGTATGCACAGTACATGCACAATCTCCAAGAAGGCCAGAAGGTGGTTATGAACTCCGAAAAGTTCAAACCTCTTTATTGATATACGTTTTGCTTAGGGGAAAGAGAGCCATCTTTTAACCCTTTTGCAACTTTCTTTTTGTTTTCGGCATCAGCATCTGGGTTTTCCTCATGCTGATCAACAACACTTCGCAAAGCCTTAGCTGCATGTGAACTTGGGTCTTTTGCATTCGCTTGTTGAGACATTTTCTTCATGTATTCACCATGAGACATTGAAAGAGTTTTCTTCCATATATCACGCAGTTTATCGTTACGGGCGACAGTCTCTGCATCAGGATTGCGATCCAATCCAACCCATTCTTCTTTGATTTGATCCAATCGCTGAAAGACTTTTTCTTTAGTATCCATATCTTGCTTTCCTTAATTCCGTAGCAGTTTGTTCAATTTGTGTATTAACAACATTTTTCATTTGTTGCGTCATGATATTTGTTAGAATGGCACCAGTGCATTCATCCTGCACAAGTGATGCGATTGAATTTGCAACAAACTCTTCAGCCAGTCTTACCTGTGCTGCCGCATAAGCACCAACATCGTTAGCAATTTGTTCGGTTATGGCTGCAGCCAATGCGGTAGCACCAACAACAGTTTCAACAATTTTAGCAGCGACATTCTGTTTGAAGTCTTCAACCATCTGAATGTAGTCTTCGATTTTCTTGATAAACTCAGTTGCTTTATTAAGTGCGCCAAAAGCTGCTAAAACGCTGCTACAACTTAATTCACCGTTTGCGTTACGCGCTGCACCCATAGTCTTCGCAATCGTTGCCAGAGTGGTGTTTCCTGTCAAATCAACACCGGACAGACGATCCGTATGACCAAGTAATTCATTGATTTTGTTATATGAGTTTACAATAGCCTCTTGCGCTGCAGTAATCTCCGGTGCAGGTGGAACTGGTAAACCTGTAATCAAATTCTGTCCTGTAGCCAAGGTTTGTAATTCCGAAACACTTGGAATACTAAATGAACCCAATTTACTTGTTACTGCGGATCGAATAGGATTATACAATCCACCGTCGCGCATCGCTTCTAAAACTAAATTAGTCATCCTATTTCTGTCCTATTGGCTCCTGTAGCCACTAAACTACCACATGCTATAGCATCCCCTACCCGACCTATTGGAAGCCCTTTGAGGAACGTTTTGGGCGATCCTGTAGCCAGTACAGAAGAATGTGATGAATGACCATCACTATGTTCAGCCCATGTATCACCGACACAATGCACACCGATACCTTCTATGAAAGTATTAGTGGATGCAGATGTAGCAAGTCTAGGTGGAAACCCACCATGACCTGTACAAATTGATGTCAGTAACGCTACTGCGCTCATTACCAGTTATTTTTACCGAAAGCCATATTATGGCGAGCTTTGCGATATTTTTTGGCAATATCGTTCGAGAAACCATAGTCGATAATAACAGGATGACGATGACCAGTTACAGGGTGAACATACACACCCATATTTCGTGGATCAAGATCGCCCGGATGCATTCCCGAATCATGCATCATGCTAACCATGTTACTGACATATGGATGTTCAATAACCTTGTCGTGATCTTTTGGTTCTAATGCATGCTGACCATGAGCGCACTTATGTTCATACTCCATTGAATCAATGATTTGATGATGTGTCAAACCCTTTGGAAATTCTTTATTCTTTGTATGGTTAGCCAAGTCTTTAGCGTTGTACTTTTCAACTCGGCCCATTTCCAGATGATGACCTTCTGCATGTGATTCAAATACTGGAGCCAAAACACCATCATGATTTGTTTTGAAGTTGCCATTTTCATCATGACCCAAAACACCATAATGGCGATTGATGTAATGATCAGATTCAAGACGGTTTTGATCCTGACCTAACAAAGTATCTTCGCCGTGATGTTTATCCAATTGACCTTCAAAGGCAATTTTAATTGCAGTTGGAGTCTTGGTCTTAGTACCATCAACTGTAATTTCTTTATGATCCTTTGGGAAGTAGACAGCACGAGAGGAACCTTTCTTAGGCTTACTATTCTCGATACCAGAGTCTTGACCTTGTTTACCCAAATCACTCAATTTCTTAGAAACTGATTTGAAGATTTGATGTGTAGGAATACTCTCAGAATCGAGAATAGATTTAATTTCTGGGTGTAGTTCCTCAGAAATAATCTGATACATTTGCATGTATGCTTCTGTTACTGTTTTAATTACTGTCATTTCAATCCTATATATTTCTTCGGGGTAAACGATCTTGGGTCTTCGAAAATATCATCCAAAATCTGCTGTATCTGTGGTGTGTGGGGAGTTCCAGTAACACCAGAAACCTTACCCGCGCCTGCTATGTATTTATTGATCGTCATCGATCTACCATCCCTGTAGTAGGCATCCGCCAACTCCAAAGGTGATATTGTATCAGAACTTTCGATGACTTCCATTCTGCCTGAGTTACCAGATGTTCCTTCGCAGTAAAAACTGTCATTTGCAGACTCTTGAATAAGTGCAGTAATTGAGACTCTGGAATTTCCAACGGAAACAAAACCATCAACACCGTTAGAAACTGCAACAATTGTACCATTGATTGGTGTAAATGTGCCTGACAAGCTAAATGTGTCGCTACCAGTTTCAGTAGCACTCAAATTGCCAACAGTATAAACAACACCAATAATTCCAGAAGAATCAGAGCCAGATTCAACGGCACCAACAGAACCAGATGAAACAGAATAACCAGATGACGCAATGGAATCAGAACCAATCTCTGTCATCGAACCGCTACTGGTGATAGAAACACCACCAAAAGAACTAATTGTATCAGTACCTGTTTCATTTAAGAAAGCTGATGCTAATACAAATGCATTACCATTACCAAATATAGCATCATTGCCAGTCTCAATACCTGCAAAAGAAACAGAGACTAAAGCTGAACCAGAAATAATAAGTGTATCAATAGCACTTTCAAGTTGATTGATATTTCCTGACACAGGAACCACGCCAATTAAAGTTGATGTGTCACTACCGGTTTCAGTAGCAATCATCGAACCAACAGGAGTTACCGAGCCAGTCACACCAAACAAATCACTGTCAGTTTCAGTACCAGCCGCAGAACCAGAAACAAATACCAGACCAGTAGAAACTGCAGTGTCAACACCAGATTCATTACTGATCATTGTACCGAATCGATCTACCGGTGAAGTGGAGCCAGAAAATGCTGCAACATCACTTCCGATTTCATTAGTCAGTATATTACCAAGTGCTAATACCACACCACTTGAAGCAGCACTATCAGAACCAGTTTCAAGCCAATTTCCACTAGCTGTAGCAGTAACATATCCGCCAGAAGCTGCAGTGTCATTACCAATTTCAATACCAATTTCGGAACCTGTAACTAAAACACCACCAGAAATTGTGCTGATATCAACACCAGTTTCATTAGATGTAATTGTTCCCACAATGATGACATTACCAGATGATGTAACAGTATCAGTACCAGTTTCACTTGAAGAAAATACACCTACAGCTACTTGAGAAGCAGAAATAAAAATTGTGTCGTTACCTGTTTCAGTTGCTACCAAAGTAGCCGAGACAGGAACAGAACCACTCATTAATACTGAATCAGAACCAACTTCGGATACAGCCAATGACGCAGAAATCAATACCGAACCTGTAGCTGCAAGTGTATCATTTCCTGCTTCATTTGAAGCCAAATTTGCTACAATAGGAACCACACCGGAAATTGTCGCAGTATCATTAGTGTCTGTTGAAATCAATGATCCAGTAATGTTAGCAACACCAGAACCGGATGTTGTGTCCAAACCAGTTTCATTTATAGCAATTGATGCAGTTGCTGTTGCATTAGCAGAAATTACCGCAGTGTCGTTGCCAGTTTCCGTCAATACTGTGCTACCAGCAACTATCAATGCAACAGACGCAGTTAAACTATCCGAACCAATTTCGGATGCAGAGAAACTTGTAGATGATATTAAAAGAGTCGCAGATATTGATGACGAATCGACACCAGATTCAGTTGCAGAAAAAGAACCGGCAATTGAAGTATTACCCGCAATTGCCGAAACATCTATTCCACTCTCAAAACCAGATAGGTTCCCGTTAACTGCAGAACCTGATCCGCCTTGCGACCCTGCAAGTAACAGGGACATTTATATTAATCCCAATAACCGCCGAAACCGATACCGCCACTAATAACACCAGCAGTCACGGCAGCAGTTGCTTGAATGGTTCTAACACCAACGGAAATAAACTCGCCCGGATGCACCACCAGAGGTGTTTCCAGAGCATAGTAACTATCACCCACACGAGTAGCAACAACACCGACAGCAGCAGCAGCAGCAATGCTATCGACAACAGACAATGGAATAATACGTGGTGACTTAGAACCGAGTGCAGTAGTACCTGCAGCGTCTGTTGTTGCGTATGATACGGCAGTATTACCAACAGCCACAAACCAGTTCAAAACAGCACCGCCACCAGTCAATGCAGTAGTAACCACCATTGGGCTAATACGAATGCCGGTGATAATCAAATTACGACCATGAGTACCTGCACCAGCAGTGATTGGAATTGCAGGATTTTGAAATGCATTGATTATTGTGTTATTATTTGCTGTACCAATGTTAGTAGCAGTCAGCGCATAGTAACCACCCAATCCAGTAGATGCAGCAGCAGTGTTAGAACCGGCAGTGGCAGTAGGAGCAGTGGCATTAGCAACAGCGACAGCAGTGTTGCCGTTAGTACCAGTAAGACCAGTTTGTGGATATGCCGAGTGACGACCCATCAGTGCTTGGCGATAGCTGATTGGAATATCAGCTTCAGCACCGATTTTCAAAACAGTCACATCACTAATATCAAACACTGGTGCTAGAGCAGTCGCAGTTGTGATAAACAAGCGATTCAATATAGGATAAGATGCACCCTTCAGTAAACCTGGCCCATCCGCAGGTTCTTCAATAGTGGATTGATAAACTCCATCAATATAGAATTCAACCCTTGATGTAGAAATAACAATCTCATACTCACGAGACACGTTATCACTCAAAGGTACACCACCGTTGATAGTTGTTCCAGTAGTGAGAGCAGTAGGTGCGCCACCGGTAGAATACTCAATAACACCAATCAAGTTACCAGCCTGTGTCCAACGGAATCCAATAAATTCAGTAGATGCACCGGCTTGGTTAGCGGCAACTTGATACATTCCAACACCAAATTCAAACTGCTTATTAGCAATCGCACCATTACTATGTCGAATCTTTGCTTTTATTCGTAGCTGAATACCATCTTCCAATGAAAATGTCCGAGCAGAGTTAATTGCCACACCAGTGTTGGTAGTTACAATAGAACCTGAATTTAATCGAACAAAACCACCAGACAAAGCAACAGCCATAGTAGTTGCTTGAGTGTTCCATTGGTTATTCAAAAGTGTGGCACCGTTGAAATCCGAATAGAACAAAAGACGACCAGACGCAGAGAAACTTTCTCCCTCTTCTGTTACACGCATCTCACGTGCAGTTGTTGAATCGCGCAGCCAAGCGTTACGAATAAAACCTGCTTTTGTTGGGTCTGTACCCAAAGCAACTTTCAGTTGATTTGATGCATCAACTTCAGCACCAACGCCGGAAGATACACCACGAATATTAGAATCTAATGCCATTTATTAATCCTTAGTCAGACCACACAAAACGAATCTGATATGTGCCTGTCATTTTATGAATAGAACGCCCATAGATTGTGAAACCAACACCTGCCACCGGAGAAGAGCAAGTGAAAGATACAAACTGTGGAAGATAACGATGATCGTTTGCTGTGTGGTCTGAAGTTGTGTCGTCTGCCATCACAAAGGCTTCGACCTTTGAGGTGCCTAAGATACCACTCTGACCAGTGACAGCAACAGACGCTTCATTGGAGCCCGGATTGGCCCCAAAATCAATCGTTGCTGTACCTGTAGAAAACGCCATGATCTATTAAGCGTGAGTGATAGTTGCAGAGTTGATTGTGATAGCCTGTGAAGATGCCAACACGTTGTTATCCAACACCAAATCAGTACCAGTAGTTCCCACTGTCAAACCAGTAATCACATCCACATCAGCCGATGTAGTAATAGATGCTTTGGTTGCTGTACCCGCAGCAGAAGCAGTAGTATTCAAGATACCTGCAGTTGCACCGTTAGCATCAGAGAAAGTCAAAGTGGAACCAGAAACGGTACCAGCAGTTGCAGCCAAAGTGAAAGTTGCCAAGAGTGCATCAGCAGCAGTGAACAACTTCAGTTTACCAGAGGCACCAATAGTAGTCACAACAGCATTCATGCGGTTTTGTTTTGTAGTAGAAGAGTAAGTTACGGCCATTTTTAATTCCTTTAATCGCGCTATGCATTATGAAATACTGTGAATCGCGCAAACCCACAATATGATGTTGATCTATTTAATCTAAAGCAGAAGGTCTGACGTTGACACTAAACTCTTCAGCCGATGCGTAGTTACCAGAACTTTCCCACCTGAAGTACCAAATACCTGCTACATTCAGCAAGACTGATGAAGAGTATTTATCAGAAACTAGCAAAACACCTTGAGTTGTCACTGTGCCATCTGGTTTCTTGTACTTTAGAGTCACGCTATCTGGAATCACTTCTGTGTTCGCAGAATCGTAAAACTTAGTGGTCATTGTGATCGTGTTACCGACCAATTTTGGTTCGAAAGTATTAATCAATTTCTACTCGCATATATGTGTATTTTTGTACAATTTTGGCTTTTGTCAAGCCCACTTTTATGTCACTTTTTGTAAATTGTTTATATAGTTTTATTTCAGGATAGGAGACAACAATAGAGAGACTAGAAAATGTCTTTAGAAGTCTCTGTTTCGCTATTCTTGTTGGCTTTGAGAAAAAGCTATGAAGTAAAATAAGAAGCATTAGATCACCATCATACGAACCATTTCACCACGTGAATGGAACATAGAATAGAAGAAGTTCACAGAGTTTGCACCATCAACAAATTTCTTGGTAAACATTTTGTCACCAGCAGAAGTTGTTGATTGTGGATAAACCAGTGTTGCAAAAGGTGTTAATTCATTTTTATCAATATCAAATTGGAAAACACGACCTGTACCTTCTTTTTGAATATACAGCTTAGAATCATCTTCCCATGAAACAGAACCAGTATTGAATGTTTCTGTCTGGTTACCATATGAAACACTTGAAATCCAAGTATTCAGAGCAATATCATATACATCTAAAATAGCGCTGCCAGAGCCACGGAGTGAGTATATATAGCGACCATTTTGTTTTACAATACCGGCAGTTTGAAGAAGTGACGTTCCGATTGTGCTTTCTGTCCAACTAGGTACTGAATTAACAACATCCATTGTAAACCCTGCACCCGATGCACCGGAACGTGCGGCACTTGGAGCAACAGTTGTCCATGTATTGGCTCCAATATTATATTTGTAAAGTGTTACTGCAGCATTACCACCAAGATATGTAGCATTATAATCACCTTCAATAGCATACACAGATGTTGCATCAGGGTTTGTAATCCATGTGTCTTGTCCAGTACCAGTTTGAACAGTGGCTTGAACTGTAGTATTGGAACCCAACATAGTCACAGTTGTGCCTGAAATGGTAAGGATCGTGTATGTTGCGTTGAAAGTTGCGTCAGTTGCTGCGGTAATCGTGTAGCCACGACCGGGGATCAAATTTGGTGCTGCCGCAGAAGCAACAGTGGCAGTAACAATACCAGTTGCTGCGCGAGTCATTGCAGAAAGTGCCGTTGTAGCAGATGACGTTGTAAGTACCGAGTTGGCACCAGCAGTGTTAGATGCAATGACTCTGGTTTGACCAGCACCAGTACCTGAAACAATACGGATTGCAAAATTGGAAACTTGATTGAGAAGTAGAGTTTTATTGGTTGTGATTGTAGTTGATGCACCAGCAGTTGCAGTACCATTTATAATTGCAGCGGGTATATTTGTTGTAGTGACTAATTGACCATCAGTTCCGAATGCGGTTGGTAACCCTGTAACAGATTTTGCTGTCCATGTATTGGTTGCAATGTCATAAATTGAATATCCAACTGCAGTTGATCCAGCATTAAAAAATTGTAATGATCCAGAATAGACCTCAAACATAGTTGTTGAGTTAAAGGCGGTTCCAGATACTGGAGTTACTGTAAGTACAGCGTTAGCACCAATAGTATTTGCTGATACTTTACCTTCATAACCCATACCGGCACCGGCAATTACACGGACTTTAGCATTTACCAAGGAACGGACAATTGTTCTATTGGTTGTAATAGTAGAAGTTGTTCCTGCAGTAGCAGTTTGAACAGGGACACCGCCCATTGTTCCAATTTCATGCATATCACCACATGAACCACTAGCAAATGCACCAGTGATACCGGAATTTATTAACTGTTGCCAAGCGTCTTCATTGGCATCATAAAAATATATACCGGAAGAACCGTTAACAAAAAACACCATATTATAAAATGGATGTGTCGGGTCTTTAATAGTGTCTACAAATGATCCATTGCCGGTGTTTGAAACAGCTGGTGTTACCAGTTCCCAAGATTTGCGATGAACCAGTTTTCTTAAATTATTAGTGATTGCCATGACTTAGCCTGTAATTGTTAATTGATTGTAAAGATGATTTGCGCCAACGTTTGAGAATTGAAATGGTTCAAAAATTCTTGAATATGATCTACCGCCACTTGATTCACCAGCAAAATTCAATGAAACACCATAATAAGGTGAGTTAATTTCATTACCACCACTATCAGAAACTTGAACAGTCATTCGATCAAATCTATCTAATCTTCCCATCTTTTCAAGAATGGCAGATTGCATGTAAAGCATAGAATCAGACATATCTTTAATAGCGTCAGTCACATTAGCCATGTCATACAAAATACTCTGAGTGATAATATCAGCAACCGGAATTTCGGAAGCCCGTAATTCAGTATTCGTTAGACCTGCAGGAGTTGGATTGGTTACCGTCACTGCACCAGTATTAACAGCAGTCACTTTCGCATTTAATGAATCAATAGCAGTTTTCAATGCTGAAAGTGTTGATTCAGTTGATGCGCCAGTTGGTAAATCCAGTGGTGCAGAGCGTAATTCAGTATTTGTTAATCCCAACGCAGTAGGATTGGTCACAGTTACTGCGTTTGTATTGACTTCAGTTATCTTACCATTCAATGTATCAATAACTGTCTTCAGGTTTTCAACAACAGTTTTCAGACCAGCAAGTGTCAATTCTGTAGAAGCACCAGATGGTAGTGGCTGTGTCTCAACCGACATCACATTCACTTCGATTGGAGCAGACCGCAACTGAGTATTGGTCAAACCATACTGATTATCAACAGAAACTGTGAGTGGTGCTGCTCTCAACTGTGCATCAGTTAAACCTGCATTTGATGGATTATCAACGTGAACTGTGATATTTTCCAAAGCAGCAAGTGACGCAGCATCCAGCTTAACCGGTAATGGATTGAATGTGTTCACATCACCATCATGAACACCATCAGAACCAAGAGCCAGCTTGACTCGTTGGAACTGTACGCCATTAACATCGTCTGTCGCTGCGACGATCTGGCTATTTGGTAATTGTATATTATCTGACATTTTTATTGATATGGGTATGTTGCTCTATCTGACCATGAATAGGAAAAAGAAGCGTCACCACTAGCCCATGTTTCAACTAAATCACCATCCGGTGACAAAACCAATCGGTGAATTCTCCAGACAGGATCAGTTTCAAACGACCCAACAGGTGCTTCACCTTTGTAAATCAAGCTATCGTTAACAAAATCTACACGTTTAGCGTATGGCATATCTTCCTCTGATGTATTTATTGGCTTGTAAACAAACCTACCCAAGGATTCATCCCAGACAAGAGTGTCACCTGTTTTTGGAGTGGCCTTTTCAACGTCATCCATTCGGGTAATTTGAACTTCACCAGAACCACCACCACCAAAAGAAACTGATGCAGTCTGTTGCTTTGCAGCATCCACATGTTGCTTGAGTGCCGCAAAGTCTTTTTGAAGCTGCTTTATAACGCGCATTACAGCGTTTTCATCAGGCTCTGGTACCTCGCTATCACTTTCGTCAGAAATCGCTTCCTGAGTGGTTTTGGTGGCTTCCTCGACCTTAGTTTCAAGGTTCTTAACCAGTTCAACAACTTTTTCGTGCTTTTCCACGACTTCTTTGTTGACAACATCCTTTGCTTCCTTAACTGTCTTAAACAATTCCGAAAGCAAAGGCGCTACTTCTTTTTCTCTCCGCGCCTTTTCCGCAGCTAATTTATCGGCCTTTTGTTTAGCCGCTTGCTGCATTAATTCTGCAAAAGTACCTAGATTACTCATCTTCGTATGTGAAGTCGTCAAATGACGCTGTTGTTGGTTTAATTGTGTGACTCATATCAACTGGTATGGAGTCTGGTTTCTTATTTAACTTATTCGCTGCAGCTTTCTTTGGAGTGAATTTCTCAACGTTTTCATCCAAATCATACATTTGCATTTTCGAATATGTGGTTCCCATGATGTGCTTAGTGTGAGTGCTTACACCATCGTAGCGATTCTTGATCTGAACAAACAGAATTTGATTCAAATCACGCAGTTCGCCGGTATTGATCACACCCAACAAAAAGTCAGCAATCATACTTGTAGATGCGGAGTCAGAAACTGTGGTCATGTCCAGTTCGCTTGATTCAACACCAGAACGGTTTGTTTGTGTAGCAGTCAGAATAGCAGCATCTGCCTCTTTTGCAAGTGCGCGTAATTCTTTACCGACAGAGCCAACGATTGTGTATGAATTGTGATTGCTACCAGTCTTGTAAAACTCGGATGCGCAGATATTCATGTAGTCGATGACAATCAAGTCAGGAACAAAATTCTGCTTGGTCTTCAGTTCGCTCAAAAGCTGACGGAAGTTAGCCGCACTAGCCATACCAGTGCCATACTCTTTGATCACCAGCTTGCCATTGGAAGATGTTTTGAGTTTCGCCATCTTCTTCATGTAAATATCTTTCGGGATATCTTCAAGCATATCAAAGTCAACATCAAGCAAATTCACATCGAAACGTTTGCCGATTTCTTTCTCAGCCATTTCCATTGTGATGTACAAAACGTTTTGGCCTTGCTTCAATGCACCAGCAGCCATGTTCACCATGGCAAACGATTTACCACCGTGCGGAGGCGCAAGCAACACGTTCAATGTTTTACGTGGGAATCCACCACGTGTGATCTTGTCGATGTATGGAATGCCTGTAGGGATACGTGCTACATCATCATGGTAGTATTCATATCGCTCTTCATAATCTTCGCCATAGTTGTGACCCACGGTAGTATCAAAACAGACAGCCAGTGCCTGAGTGAGCAAACTAGGGATCATTTCTGGTGTGCGTGACTCTTTTGCGTTCGACCCATCCATGATCAAAACGCTATCGCGCAGAGCATTGTACAAAGCACGTTCTTTGCAATACTCTTCTGTTTTATCTACAAGGTATTCGAGGCTTTCTGTAAATTCTTCTTTGTGGTTAACGAATTCAACCATGGCCTGATATGTGTCAGCCGATGCCTTGAGTTTTTCAATTTCCAGAAGCATGCTTTGCTTCGCTGGAGGTTTGTTGTATTTCGAAAAGAAGCGGTGATAGATTTTCAGAAAAATCTTTGCTTCGTTAGTGGACATGTATTCCTCTTTCAAATGAGGAAGCACTTTTCTTGCGTATTCTTCGTTAGACAGGAGTTGGGAAAAGATCAAGTTTTCAACTGACATTCATTATCTTTCTTATGCATAAACTACAAGGGGGCTTAGTGTTTTATTCTAAGCCCCTTTCCCATTTTGTAAAGAAGTGGTTAGTCTTCCAAATCTTCCGCTTCAGGCTCCGCATCTACTACGTGCATAGCAGTGAGTTGAAACCTATTTTTCACAAATTCTTTAAATTTTGTCTCTTTAACCAGCTTAGGAGCATACACTGTATCAAACTCTTTTGCACGGAAATTCTTTTCACCCAATTCACCTGTCTCGGGGTTTACAAGAACATACCAACCCTGTTTTGGTTTTTGTACAAGACCAGATTCTAAAGCCAAGTCTAACAAACCAGAATACCGCACAATACCCTGCTCATACATAACTGTAAAGGTGAACTTAGATTTTTCCTTTACACTTCGTGATTTGTGAATATTGATATTGAAATGCCAACCTTCAATTTCACCATCACTACCTTTTTCTTGTGACTTTGTAATCACAAAAATTTGGTTAGCAACGTAGGTCATGGCAGTGCCGCCCGGAATAATCGTCTTCGGATACATGGCACCGATTTCAACATACACGTGGTTAATCAAGAAACAAGGCAATTCTTTCTTTGTTAATTGAACAGTAATAAGTCGCAAAAAGGATCGAATAGCTTTGGCACGAGTCATATCAGCCACGGATTTTTCATCATGAGCATCTTCAACTTCTTTTTTAGAGCTTGCTTGACCAATAGAGTCAACCATAAAAAATACATGATCACCCGCCTTCAACTCTTCCAGTTTTTTAACAAAATCAAATTTAAGTTGTTCGATATGCTCAAAGGGAATATGGATAACTCGCGAAGGGTCAATACCAAAAGATTTGATATATGCTGGTGTAATACCGTATTCATTGTCATAGATAATACCAACAGAGTCTTCGTATTTGTCTAGATATGCTTTCAAAGAAAACAATGTCAATGCAGATTTAAATGTTTTTGATTCACCAGAGATAACGGTAATCCCCGGCGCAAACCCACCATCCAATTCTCCAGAAAAAGCTGCATTCAAAATCGGCATACTTGTTGTGACCTGATTTTTTGCATTAAAAAATGAAGAGTCTGCTAAAACAGACGCTCCAACAACTGATGTTGCTTTCATTAATTTACTCATTAGTGGATTCATATTTTATTTCCTTAGTTTGGTTGATAGTTTTGGAGAGACTATCGTTAACTCTATCTACTAAATAGCATTCAGGATCGGTTTTATATCTGAGCTTCATAATAACTGAATTTTTACTTACACCTATTGATTTTATATAGTCATAAAAAGATGTTCGAGTATCAAAAATTTTACCATAATAATAAACTTGCCTAGCATATGGGTTTTTGCCACCCAATCTGTCAGTTTTCATCGTTAGCTCAAATTCTTTTCTCTTTTCAGAATTAGCAAAACTTTTTGTGATTTTGTCTGCTCTAGATTTCTTAGCATCTTCAGACATCAGCAAACGGCCTATAGATGTTTTCTCGCTATGCGAGTGTTTAAATTCTGAATCTGCATTTTTCCAAAAATCTTTCATTTGCTTAGATATTGTCTCACGATTTTCGATATTGGCAACATATTCAGATCGACGTAAAGCCATCTCTTCTCTATATACCGGATCGGAACATAGATGTTTCATTCTTTTGGAAATGGAATCACGAGTTTTGATAGATTCTTCAGACTCATAAAATCTTTTTAAACCACTTTTTATCTTGAATATAGTTTCTTCATTAGAAGAACTTCTATATCCAACAGAATTAGCATTTTCAGGTATTAGGTTCGCCCATTCGGATGATTCAACTACATTTAAAATAGTAGAGTAGTATAGACATGTATCTATAAAATCTTGTGTTTTAGTTTCAGATTCATAAAGAACAACAGTAGTTATGTCGCTTCCATGTTCTTTAATATGACGCTTCCAGTAAAGACCAGAGCCAGCATACTTTTCATAATTTTCTTTCTCTGTCACGCAGAGATAATTTAAACCCGTTTTGTTATGGGTTTTAACGAGTAGTCTAAACATAAGTTTCCTTTTGGTAGTGTTGATTAATAAGCATGGTCTACCTGTAACCATGCTTATATTTATCGTCTACCCAAAAAACTCGTCAAGCGTTACTTGCTCTTCCAATTGCCAACCAACAGCCTTAAAAATATTGTTCAACGGATTCTTAAAAGTCTTCTCGTATTGAACTGCTCTATCAATGTATTTGTGTAGACCAAATTCAACCGGCAAGTCATCTATGAAGCCGATGATTTTTTCTCTAATGGGATTAGGTTCATCAATGTAAATGAACTTAATTTTGTCACCCTCACCAATCGCATCGTATTTTTCAAGACCATTCTCCACACCTGCCAACAGTTTGTTGTAGAGCAAAGAAGCCTTAGCAGCGATTGGTGTGCCCTTGTTGTAAATCTTGTTAGGATCACGCCATTTGGCGAGATTGTTAGCGCCACCCGGAAACGCAATCTCCGCAACCGAGCATCCATCAAACTCTTTTCTAACAGCCGCTGCAAAATCTCGTGTCTCTTGCAACTTGCCATCAATAATCAGTTTAACAGCTTCTTTCAATCTGTCACGCACTAGCTGTGGTGTACTGGATCGCACCACTTCGATACCCATGATCTTGTAATCACCCTCTGGATATCGCACACCTTCGTTGTCATACACTTTGATAGCGTACTTCTTTTTTGCACACCAGAAACCAGAAGAAGAAATTGCTTCACGTTTAAAGTGGATGGTCTTGTCATAGTGATTCTGCACTCTTGCAATTTCATCAGTAGCTTCGTTGATAAATGGTCGCAGTTTTGTTTCCATCAACTTGTCCAGAGCATCCACGATTTTCATGTCGGGCTGATCCTTCCAATACTTATCAACCACCGGCTGCATGTTCAAGTAGCAGCTATCGGTATCGCTGTAGAAAGTGTATGTCAGGTTATCGGTTTTGAAGAATTCATTGAACCGTTTATCACAGTGACTACCTACCTTCATGATGATGTACTGACCAGACAGCGTAATAGCCTTTCCAAGGCGAGGATCATAGAACATGAAGCCTTGCTGTAAGAACACTCCGTACAAACTGTTAGCGCCCGTTTTAAGCGCGTTCTGAAGCACGTTCTGAATGTCAGATTTAACCTTGTATTGCGCATCACCGGTATCAACGTAAAGTTGCTTCAATCGCAACATTTCGTTCTTAGCAATCTTACGACCACCCAGAGCAAAGTCAACAACACGTGGCACGATACCCTTCACATCTTTTCTAAACATGGCACCGTTAGCAGCCAGTGTATAGTCTTCTGTGATACCAAAATCTTTGAGTGTTTTGCCCAAAAGAAGTTGATCAACATCGACACCATCCTTGACACCAACCAGAGTCTCGGGAGACAGGTTTAGAGCCTTCATAATGCTTGGGTATAGCGATGCCGCATCGATGGAGATTAGCCATGCGTAGAGGCCCGGAATTGGCTCTGAGACATACGCGCCCGGAATCGACTCATTCCCATTGCTCTGCCGATTGATAGCAACAAACTTACCCTCATTCAACAGCATCGATTGGATACTACACTCCCAATACCGCACCGGAGAATACACATCCTCAAAAGAGCATTTCATTGTGTAAGCCAGCATCACACCCAAAGCCAACAGACCCTTCGCCTTATCCAACTGTGTCATACGTTTTGTGTCAATCACGTTGTACTGTGCAAACAGATTCACATGCTCTGGGGACTCACTGAACTGCTTGAATGTCGTGCATGGATTTTCCAGCTTACCTACGCCTAGATTCACCTTTGCCAAATGATCCAAACTGTACTTTTCTTCTTTCTGAAGAACGAATTTTCGGTACATGGCTTGAATGTCGTAATGTGTTCTACCAACAATGGTATATTCCTTACGAACCTCTTCATCCACTTCGTATTCACGCTCGTCAATCATGCCAAATGGAGACAGACGATTTGCAACTTCATCACCCAACACCCGATTGATCCGGTTGATAAGATAAGGTACATCAAAGAATTCGGAGTAGAAACCGTAGATGATATCAGGGTCTTCTTTCTCTATGTATTGAATAATGGCTTCGAGTAATTCTTCCTCAGTATCGAAGCGAATCAGTTTACAGCCTTCATGCTCTGTGATGGTGATAGGTGCAGTGGTGTAACTGACCATTTCACCTGTCGCATGATCCTCAAAAGCAATGTGGGTAATCTCTTCGAGGGCAAGGTAGGGATCAGGTACGCCCGGCGGCGCATTCACCCCAACACGAGTCTCAATATCGAACCCTGTAGCCTTCAAATCCGACACCATGGATTGCATTGGATTAGGATAGTTTTTGGCAATGAATTCATACTGCCAACGATTTGGTTCATATCCGTACAGCTTGAGAACATCCTTATACTGCTTCACATACTCACGTGCTGCAGGAATGGTATCAAACTTTTTTGGCTTCAGATTTTTACCATAGATACTCTTGTATTCAGACTCTTCACCTGTTTCAAGATAGATGGTAGGAGAAAATGGAATCTTGCCATGTACACGAACCTTTTTACCATTCTTCATTTCATATCCACGATAGAATATTTTTCCATATCGCGATGAAACGTGTGTATATATTTGTTGTTCGATCATTAATAGTTATTTCACCTTTACATAAACTTTACACAAAGTTTACAGAGTAGACATTCCGTAAACAATAAATAATATTGTAGCCCTCTAATCGCTACAGTCAACAAAAATGGTCTTCGCGGTACGCCAATACCCAAGACCTCTAACAGTTTACAAGGAACTATCAGCATGTCTATTTATTGCGTCTATCTCACTATCTATAGTGGTAACAAACTTCCACCTTTTTATATCGGCTCAACAACTGTAAACCGGATACAAAATGAAAACTACAACGGTAGTGTTTCATCAAAAATGTTTAAAAGCATTTGGGCTTCAGAAAGAGCAACAAGCCCTCACCTTTTCAAAACAATCATTTTAAAAACATTTAAAACGAGAGATGAGGCAACAGAGAAAGAAAATAAGTTGCAGAAAGCAGTTAATGCTCCAAATAATCCACTTTATATTAACAGAGCCTTTGCATCAAAAATGGCATATGATGAAAAGTATAATCCACTCAAAGGTGTTGCTTCAAAATTAAAGGGTAAGAAATACCCAAAAAGAACTGGAGCAGCACTAGAAAATATTCGCGCAGGTGTCAAAAAACGTAGAAAGCCTTCGGAAGCAACAAAGAAAAAGATAAGTGCATCACTCAAAGGTCGTGTTTCTGGAATGAAAGGTAAGAAACATTCAGAAGAAACAATCGAAAAATTTAAAAAGACACGCAAAGAAAAGCCTGTTTGGAATAAAAATCAGAAGATGTCTGATTTAAATCCATCATATTCAAATCCTAATAAAGGTGTGCCGCTTTCACAAGAACATAGAAAAAAAATCTCAGATTCTAAAATAGGTATTCCTAACGAATGGTCAGAAACACATAAAGAAAATCACAAACTGGCGGTATCAGGTTCAAACTCAAATACTGCTTCGATTATTGAAATTTTTGATGAACTTGGTATTTTGCGTCACACTGCAGTCGGTAACTTTATCGAATACTGTAATGAAAATGGTCTACCAGAATCGGCACTACGAATATCATATAGAAATGGTGGATCACCTATTAAAATGAACCACCATTTAGATAAAGTTGTACCTTTTAGAGGTTGGTACGCTATTAAGAAGCCTCTCCAAAAATAGCGTCATAAAGCTCAAAAACTGCCTCTTTATCACCTTCTACTTGGTCTTTATTCTGGCGATGGTAAATGGAGGCACATGTCTTTAAAAACTTGACCGGCACTTCGGTTTTCTCAGCCAGATCACTCAGTGCTTCTTTCTGGAAATCTTTTTCACCCTCTACACGTGTCATGGATGCGCTGATTTCAAACAATGCATCCTTAATGGTCTTCAGGGTTGCGGGATCGTTAGGGAAGTTGATTTGGGATGTTTGCACGATACTCATAATGATATTTCCTTTTATTTTGCTGCGTCGAGAAGTTTAAGGTAGCTGGCAGCAGATTCAGCATCCTTAAAGAATTTGATCTTAAAGTTTTTGTCAATCAGATCAGTAACTATAATCATGATAGATGGTTTGTCAACACCATTATCGAAGGTCGAGCCTTTGACTAAAAACCGACCACCGAATACTCTTGGTGGTGCAGAATCTAACATCTGGTTAATGGGGCCTTTTCCGTCATCGATCATACTAATTCAGTACCAAGATATAGGATATAAAAATCATCGGTCAACATATTTGCATTATTTAGATCAATGATAGTTTGCCAGAAAAAATCTTTAACCCCTTCTTTTCTCATATGAAGATTGAATTCGTCAGCCACACAGCATTGATATTTCAAACCGTTGCTACGTTGCCCACGGAAACTACCTATGGTGAAAGAATTATCAAAATAACTTTCATTTCCAAAGCGGGTTACAAATCTACACCGAACACCATCAAAACGTAATGCAGATCGAGTCAGTGCATATTGTTCAAGAGCATCAGTCTTTCCGCTCATTCTTGGTAAATTCATACCAATAAGTCTGGTTGACGCTATTTTCTGAACCTTTGATATATAAAAGTTGTTATCCAAGGTTGGGTTTTTTAAATCCAATTTACTGACAAACTGTTCTAAAAATTTCACATCAATCATAATATTTGTTTCACCTTATTTCTTTTTACCTACCGTGTATTTAGGAATTAATGCCCATTCTTTTTTAACTTTGAATGGAATAATATCAATCGGAGTTTCTGGTGTTGCCAGTGCAACCGAATCTTTATCAACTATAACACAGAGTCCCCATTTGGCAAGTAGCTTGGTAATCTCATTCCGCCTACGTAAATCTTCTTCATCAATCTCAGCATGTTTACCATCAATCTTGAAAAATTCCTTATAGTGCATGATGTAATACTTACCACGCCTATGAAGCAAACTGCAGCTTTGATACAGGGTATTGGATTTTTTGGATTTGATGCCGATACGAGTCAATGACTCGACAATGATAGCAAAGGAGTCTGGTTTGGGAAGAGTGATTTCAACACCGTATTCAAAGTTTTCTGACATAATAGTTCATGATATAGAGTTTAACATGAACATATTTATGCTACTATTTCCCGCGCTTACCCACTTTGCCACCCTGTAGTTTGGCATAGTTAACCAATTCTTCTTCGTCAATCAAAGGTAGTAGCTCAATAGCTCTTTCTATCGATACATTAAGATCAGTTGCCAGTATCTTGACATGATCCATATTCAGTTCGGCATCCTGTTTCTTTGTCCACATGCTACCAGTCTTCAACTTGGGTAGGCCATAGAAATAGAAGTCGTGCTGCAGCTTTTTATCTAGGTCTGGGTAGGTAGCTATGGCATCCACGAATAAAGCGCACCTAGGATCATTTGACAGGGCACGATTGACAACAAAGGGTACATAATCCTTTATGAAAAGTGATTCTGTCTCATACAGGTTCACCTTTGTGGATGTAAATGATTTTACGTAATCAAATGGGGAGGGCATTAAGGACAATCCTCGAAATTTTTAAACAGATGATGGTCACGCAACCACATCAACATGCGACCTAATTTATTTTGACCAACACCGTCACAGACACCCCAATAGGTATCGTTCCAATGATTGGTTTCTTCTAGATAGGCACCGGTAGTCATATACAGACTACCTTTTAAGTGGGTCGAGAATTTAGCCTTCAAAGCAGTCATCATCGCTTTGTCGCGCAATCCATCATCCCAACCTTCAACCAGCTTAACCTTGCTACCCAATTTCTTGATTAGACTTGGTTTGTCGAAAGCCATTATCTTAGCACGTTCCAGAGGGTCTGCACATTTAGCAGCCATGTAGTATTGCTCTGATGATGTATACAACTCACCATCTACTTCAAACTCAATTGGGTAGAAGTTAGAAAGAAATCGATACTCGCCAGAAAATCCTAATATCGATCTAGTGTATTTCATTTAAATTGTGCTGTTGACATTAGTTGGATCAGGAAAGCAACCGTGTTGATTTCTGGATCGATTGTAGCACTTGCACGATACTGAGATTCAGCAATAGCCAAAATGACAGGAGGAATGCTTGCAGGTACCAAAATAGGCAGCAGCTTGTCGTAGATAGCACGATAGAACGTTGATGCGTCTGGAGAGCTATTAGCGACCCACTGGCGGCATTTTGAGAAGTTTTTATCCTTCACGTAGCCAATCAGTTCATCAATGTCAGAACCATCCCCAAAACTCAGGATATCGGATGTAATCTCACCGGAAGTAGAGAACTTCTGAAGTTGGCCCAGAGTCTTACGGAAATCAGGAAAATACTTACCAACCAGTGTTGCGACAGCCTTTTTATCATAGGTGATGCCTTCGGTTGTGAGAACATATTCCGCACGTGATAGCATCTGCTTCATTGCATCGACCTTTTCGGTCTTGGCAAATTTGAAGTCGATAACTTGCAAACGAGAAATCAACGGATCAATAATACGCTGTGGGAAGTTGCAGGTGAAAATGAAAGATGCATTACTGGAGAATTCATCCAGAAACCCACGTAAAGCAGGCTGTGCGGAATTCGAGAGATAATCGGATTCATCAAGCAAAACAATTTTGCGACGGTCTTCCATGGAAACGGTACTCACGAACTGTGTGAGCGTTGTGCGGATCGTATCGATATTACCTTCAAGCGATGCGTTAATGTAAAGCATTTCTGCATCAACTTCATCAGCAATAGCACGTGCTGCAGTTGTCTTACCGATACCACCGGAGCCAGCAAACAACATATTGGGAATATTACCGGTCTTGATAATATCGTTCAACATTTTCTTGGTGGATGGCGGCAAAATAGTGTCGCTAATAGTCTTTGGTCTATAGCGTTGTTCCCAAACTAAATTTTCAAACATGTAATTCTTTCTTATGTCAATCTTTATACAGATGCGGTTTTTCTGATATGCGAAGAGCTATTCTATCGCGAACTATGTCATCGTCAACCTTTGTTGATTGCCAGTCGTTCATCCACTCTTCATCGAAGCCTGTAAAGGCAACATCACGGCTTCTATCAGGTGTATAACCGCGCCGCTCCATTTCATCAGCCAGTGCATGGAAGCGCTTCTGGAGAAAGCCTAACTTGTTATGGAAAAACTTGACATGACCTGCATTTAATGTGAAATTTTTAGGAATGCCAATCAAAACGTCTTTGGGTGTTTTAGTACGCAAAGAACGTTTCAAACTGGCAGGCACCATAGTGATTTCACGCAGTTCAGCAACTAGATGTACTCTAGTCAATTCCGAAGGTGGAATATTTGAATTAATTCGGGTCATTAATTAACTTTTTTCCAACCTTGTGAGACTAGCCAATTATGATACTGTTCCAATGCACCAAACATCATTTCTGCGTCTGATCCATCATCATCTTCAAAATTCCCAAAATATTCGACAGCGATTTCTCGTTGTTTCATACTTGGTGGTGTTGATGTTTTTCCTAAAAATTCCATAACACCTGTGGATTTGTTAACCCCATAGATTGCAACATCTTCACTCATATTAACTCGCTACATATTCTTTAGCAAGTCGAGAGACAAGGGTACCATCATACATGCCAGGGAACGCCTTCTTAAAGTGTCCCATGATCTTTCCAAGTTCCTTGCTACATGTCGCCAATGCATCACGAATTTCTTGCTCAGACATTTGCTTTGGCAAGTAAACCTGCAAAGCAGCATTTTCTGTGTTTAACACATCAACCTGAGTATTATCAATAGCTAATAGTTTAATAGTAGCAATATTGTTATCCAGAAATTTCTTCACCAGTGCGATGACTTCAGCATCGGTAGTTTCACGATTACCGTTGTTCTTACCGATTGCCGAAGCCTCACCAATCAGTGTAGTCAGAACACTGACTTCAACCGATTGACGTTGCTTGCGAAATTCCAATTGATCACGCTTGATCTGTTCCATTAAGCTCATTGTGGCCCCATTTCTTTCTATCGCTTGTTTTAAATTCTTTATGCATGTCGATGATTGATACATCAACAAAATTGATTTTCATCGTTGTTTGACCTGCAAAACTTGTCACAAAACTTTTCTCTTGTTCAAGACGATTCATAGCTTGTCTAGTCAATCCCTCATTCAAATGAATGTAACCACGAGCATTCAAGCCCATGATAAACAAAACATAATCTGTGAATCGACCAAAGGTTATTTCATGTATTTGCATGAAACAAATTATATCAGATCAAGCCATGAATCTTCAACATATCCAAAGTTTTTTGTGTGTTTCCAGTCTCATGCAGAATACCGATACCACCGGCTTCATTCCACATATCGATGTTACGCTTGTAATCATCAATCAACACTGCTTTGGGGTAAACGTGGAGAAAATTTACCTTGTTCTTTCCACCAGAGATAGTAGAAACCGGAAGAGCAGGGAAGAAATACTTATGGAGATATTTCCGTTTGTCATTACCTGCAGTACATAAATGTTTTGTAGGATATGGAGTCGCTGTCAGCCATTCCAGATCATGACCAGCATCCAAACATGCGTCAATCACTTGCTGGAATCCATACAGTGGCGGAAAATTGCTGAACAGATTTGGAACCTCAGATAATGCGCCCCAAAAGTTAGCATCATCCATACCACGAATGGATGGCATATTATTGTCAATCCATTCATCCATATCTGCAGCTACGCCATCAGAATCAAAAAATATTTTAGCCATATTAACCTTCACATAACATTAGCACATGCCTTAATTTTAATCAGATGTGATGCGGATTTAAATCGATTCTTAAAATCGTTGGTGGATACATTAATCTCACCAATCAAAAAACCTAGTTTATCAGCATCTGTTTGCTTAGAAACACAATAACCAACAAACCAGTCTTCTCGATCAGCATCATACCAAGGGCTTGCGTAATCTAAAACACCATCATTTAAATCAGTATTCAGTTGCTCAAGTTCTTCATCATCAAGGGTTTGTGTTAATTCGTCATATTGACAACCAACCATAAGTCTAGCGCTTGTTGAAATTCCCATGATTACCAAATCTTTGTTACGACTTCTTTGAAGTCAACAGCATACAAATCACCATCGATTTTAAGAGCATTAGACCAACGAATCAGCAGTGTGTCGCCAACATTAACAGATTTGATATCTTCGGAAACGGCAATAACCTTAGCGTTATCAGCACCTTGTGCTGTAGTAAGAATGATACCAGAAGATGTAGCTGTAGTTGCTGCCTCTTTACGGACAATGATGTAGTTATTTTGTGGAGTGTAGTTCATATTTTCTTTCATAGTTAATTAAAATGGTGGGAGCGTCGGGATTCGAACCCAAGACTGCAGAATTATGAGTTCTGTGTTATAACCGCTTAACTAAACTCCCATCAAGATCAATTCTACTATGAAAGATCAGTATGTCAAATTATCCCTTAAAGATGTGGCTACCATTGACAGGATTGTATTCGTAGCGCACCTGAATAAACAGAGGCAGCTTCTTCCAAATGTCATTAGAGACAGAAACAGCAGGCTTAAAACCGGCAGGGAATGCCTTACCCATCTTGTAGCCAGTCTTTGGAATCAGGTTCAAAGAAACGAGTTGTTGGATAGAGAGTAGCATTTCATTTTCCTTTTGTGTTTCGATAACTGAATTATACCACGAAATAAAGATATTCAACTTTTATTTTCAATTCTTGTATAAAATAATCCGTTGATGTACGATCTGTAAATGACTGTTTGGTAGTGTCAAATAGCCATCAGGAGTTTTGTAAACAAGGAAACCTTGCTGAACCGAACGCCATTCAGGATGCTTAGTGCTACCAAAGTTTTTCTGCACCATCTTAGTGTCCAAATCAACCAGTTCTGCTATAACGACTTCGTTCTTTGGGACAGGTTTGGTATCAATGAATGAACCATAAAATGCCGCGAAAAACAAAATGATGTAAATCACAAAAAATGTTGTAAACACAGGAGAATTTTTAAGACTCCATGGTTCATATTTGTCTTCATATGTAGAGTGATGTTGGAGTGATACCATATAAGAAATGATACCCAGAAGTAGCAAACCTACAATTGCGAAATAAAAACCGACATGACCCTGATTCGGGTCTGGTAGTGGTGTGGTGCTGTACATTATAAACTCCCGCCGAAGCGTATTTCACTGAGAGACTTGCGGTTCATAAATTCGTTCAAACGATTTCGAGCCTGTTGATATTTTTCTACAGGCTCGAAATAGTAATCATCAAAAGATTTGAAAGTTGTACTGTATGCATATAGATTTTGACTGTATTCTATACGCAGTTTATCGATCACTTCTTTTTGCGCCAAATAATCGTCAAGTAGATCGGTGAATTCCATTTTGAGTTTCTTTCTTTCCAAGCTCGTACATATACAACATTGCAGCAAAGATTCGATCCGTAGATAGCGGAGGATTCTTCACTGTAATGTCATTGGCCTGATTATAACACGAAGTTAGCCACTCACGTGTTTCTTTGTCATTCTTGTCCATCAGAAATCATCTTTTCAATCAAAGAAAGGTCAACCATAAGTGAAGTTAGCTTTTCACGCTTGTCATCATATCCAATAATATTCACTCCACGGATCATAGATAGATATTCCTGCCCACATTCACGTTTGAGTTTTTCAATTTCATTTTCAACCAATACTTTACGATCTTTTAACATTTTCATTCCTTAAAATAAATCGTTATAGAGACATGCGATCAATTGCATGCGTTTGTCTTTGATAGCATCACCAAGCGCTTTTCCTTCCAGATTTGGGAAGTCGGTTGCAGTGACTGTCTTGCACAGGTTACATGCACCAATGGTGATTTGTGTTGATGTATTAAAATATACTGTTTTTTTGATACTTACAACATCGCGCAAGATACTGCTCATGCGGAATGCATCACATCCAAGTAGGTAACTATACATTGTTTCTGCATTCCTCGGTGTAACCAGCATCAAAGCCTTAGCAATGCGTTTGGCACGTGCAGATAGCCAGATTGTTGTATTTTCATTCGACAGCAGAGCAGAAAGCCACTCCACATTTTCAAGATCATCAAAATGTGATTTATAAACAGCCCACTTTGGTAGTGCATTCTTAAAAAACTCGGAAAAATTCATAACCAGAAGGTAATCCAAGTTAACAAAAAAATCACGCAATGATTCGTCATCAAAAGACTTTTCAATCTCTTTCCAGAAACGCTCTGCAGGCAGTTCATTCAATGCACCGGAGAGTACAACTTCTCGTGCAATACCAACAGACTCAGACGAAATATGCCAATCATAACGCGCAGCAAAACGTGCCATGCGCAAGACGCGCAGAGGGTCTTCTTTGAAGGCAGGAGAGGTAATACGGAGAGTGTCTCTGTCGATGTCGTGGCGACCATCAAACGGGTCAAAGATTTCGTTTGTTTCCAAATCCATTGCCATGGAGTTGCAAGTGAAATCGCGACGGTTCAGGTCTTCTTCAAGTGTAACATCAGCACCAAACTCACACTCAAAACCAAGGTAACCAGAACCAACCTTGCGCTCACGACGAGCCAAAGCATACTCTTCCTTTGTCTCTGGATGTAGAAACACAGGGAAGTCAGCACCGACTTGTTCGAAGCCCAGAGAAAGCATTTCTTCTGGAGAGGAACCAAGCACAACGTAGTCACGATCCTTTGGGATTTCTCCCATGTAGATATCGCGAACTGCGCCGCCGACCAAATATGTTTTGAGTTGAGAGATAGATGTTTTCATGAATGGAATTATAGCACATTACTTGCCGTACCAGTAAACCATAGTGGCCCACTCGGGTTTATTCAAAAGTAAAACAATTTCTTCGTCTTTGTCGTTCTCGCTGAGTTCCCATTCAACCATTTCACCAGTGTAGATTCTGGTTTCGTGTTCGCATGCCCATAACGCAGATTCGTCATATGAGACTAACCCTGAATTAACTTGCCGCTTGAATTCTTCGATATCAACTAAAGAACCCCATTTCAAGGCGTTTTTAGTTTCGGTTATCGATAACTTATGCAGTAAGGGGATGTGGTTATCTTCAGCAATGGTGATCATGGATACCCCTTGTATGCGTCTGGGTCATAGTTATACTGCTTATGGATTTGAAAGTGATTTTCTGACGTATGAAAATCCAAATCTTGGAATCGAATTCCATATTCCAGTTGAAAATCTTGTTTTTTCGTTTCAACTTCATCATGAAGGCGGATCACTTCATCACAGTAAGGCGAAACCTTTTTCTCAGAGCGAAGAAAATTTGAGTGTTTCTTATCAACACTAAACAATTCTTGCTCTGTTTTTTTAATTGCATGGTAATCGCGGAAGAGTTTTTCCATATAAAACTCTGCTTCGCTTTCACTCTCAAAACGCTGCGATCCGTAGGTTTTGGTCACAAAAGAGTCTTGAATTTGACCACTCCAATTATGATAGGTATTTCCATTCGAAACATATGCAATAGCGTATGTGGTGTTCATTTTGAATTTCCTTTTGAATTTAGATAAATGAATTATACCACAAGATTTAGAACTTTGCGGGATTATCTGGATTATTTTTATTGTATTCAGATAGTTGTTTTTGCTGTTCTATGAATTCAGACACATCAAATTCATTAAGCTGTTGCTCTTCCCTCATAGCTTTTCTACGTTCCATTACTTTACGTAATTCTAAAGCAGCATCAAACCTAGAAGCGATTTCAAGCTCTTCTTTGGTAAATCTAATAGGATAGTCGGTAAGCCCAAACATAAGACGTACATCAGCTAAAGCACGTGACATAGCAGGGAATTTTGGAAATGTATTGTATTGCTCTGGCATATTATTCAGTGTATCCGCGCAGTGTAATGCTGATTCTAGGCCCACATTCAAAGCTGGCTTTGGGAATTCGGTGATAGTGTGTATCCTGCATACCAGCTTCCATCACACAAAGGCTTCCATGCTGCAACACAAGTTTAGTCACTTCGTCTTTGTCGTTCTGTGGCCTGAACCAAATCTCACGCTCTGCACCAAGAGAAACAATGCAAATGGGTCTGGTATCATCCATTTCTGGGGAGTCATCAGCATGCCATCCAAGATGATCACGTGAATTCTCGTATCCATTCAAAAACACTACTTCAAATTTTGTGTTCATGATTAACTCACAATCAGATTTGATCTGAGCTATGACAGGATGCATTAGCCTTGGTTCATATGTTCTGATACCAGAGCCAGAGCCATAGGTGTAAGGGACACGTTGACATCGTTGCAGTAGTATTCTCTACGTGGAGTTGAACCACGACGATCCCACTGCAGTTCATTCCAAAGCCGTTTGAAAGCCTGTGTAGGGTAATCTATGGCACATGGAATGTATTGGATTGGAAGATGTGTCATGTCAGTCGAACCAGATATCTTTGATCATTGGGATGTGCCATGTTTCAGGGTAGTAAGTCATGGAACGCCAAATACCAGAGTGACCTTCAAGTGTATAGCCGTAGACTCGAATACCATCCACCAAGAAGATATCAACAAGTTTCATAGTTCACTTTCATAATAATAATTTGAAGGCAGGCAGGGACACAACCCTATTAGTTTGCGCTTCGATGTTTAACGCCTCTTCCGAGTGCCGCAACGCCTTTTAATACTCACCAGGAGAATTTGGCCTTCAAATATGGTGGAAGTGACAGGAATCGAACCTGCGACCTATTGCTTGCAAAGCAACCGCTCTCCCAACTGAGCTACACCCCCCCCGATATATCAATCTTCAAAGAAATAGAGTTTACCACCTTCATTTAGGAAAAAAGATGGAATATCAACCCATTTTTCACCATCAAAGGTCGCAAAAAATGGAATCATAGTACGAATTCGCTCAGATGCGATATTGTATTTACCAATGCTCTTTGGAATATCTTCACCAATCAGTTTTGCACTCATAATATTTTTCTTTCAAATATGGCTCCACATCTGGGTGACGATCCCAGCTAACCACGGATTAACAGTCCGGCCCATGCACCACGCTCGGGTTCTGTGGAATAAATTTTATTGGTAGCGGATACTGGATTTGAACCAGTGACCTCTTGGTTATGAGCCAAGTGAGATAGATCGGGCTTCTCTAATCCGCAACAAATAAAACTTGGTACCCCGTGCCGGATTCGAACCGAGCCTGCTCACCTTGAAAGGGTGATGACCTCAACCAGAAGTCCAACGGGGCATAGGTTACAGCTACGTTTGGGTTTTTACCACAGTGTTTCTCAATCTTCCTCAGACTGACGCAGTATATCACTGCAAAGAGCGCCGCTGTAACATGACACCCTACTACTTACTTTTCGACTGATCAGATCGATTAATTCGTGGTTAACTTAGGATTCTTACCCCAGACATCTATAGAACTACGCTAACCACATAATTCGGTGTCTATTTTCTATCAGGTGATAAGGCTGACATAATTATTTATCCTTTGATAAAGCAATTATACCACAACTTTGGAGGGTTGTTCAAGATTTGAACTTGAACTAAGAGAATCACAATCTCTGGTGCTAACCATTACACTAACAACCCAATAATCTATGAACGAATACACGGCGTTATTTGAGGAACAAACTCATAACTTTTGTCGTCCAACCAACTCTTTCCGCTATTGCTTGCTTTCGACTCCCTACTGAACCGACTTCCTTCCGTAAACGTCAATCTAATGATTGAAGACCAGTTCTTTGCGCTCTGGCTCGGTTTTCATCTACTCTACTAATCACAAGCAACTTAGTATACCTACATTATACCACAATTTGGTGGGTCTTGACAGACTTGAACTGCCGACCTTCGCCCTACAAGGGCACGGCTCTCCCAACTGAGCTAAAGACCCAAATTTTAACAAGATTCGCACTTGATTGAAGTCATTAACGTTACTTCTAACGTTGGTGCGTGGTCTATCACGCTAACTGGTGCTGGACACAGGATTCGAACCTGCGATGGGGAGTTAACCCAACGGCTTACAAAACCGTTTCTTTCAACCACTCAGACAATCCAGCTAATAACTTTTTCCACTTTGATATCGAATTCGACGCGAATGCCTTCCATTTCCAACATTTTTAGCCTTATATGTTGGCGTCTGGGAATGACAATTTGGACACAATAGTTTAACATTGGCTAAACTATTGTTTTCAGAATTGCCATCAATATGCTCCAACTCCATTACCAAAGATAAACCATTCCAATCACTGATCCCGCATTCAAAACATTTTGATCCATTCTTTTCAATCAAATACCGTTTTATAACTCTATGCGATGCTGTCCCAGATTCCACTGACTTATAGAATTCATAATCTTTTTGACATTGGTTTGAACAATATTTGTTAACCTTTGCCCGATGCATAATGCAAATTTTACTACAGTGTAGACATTCGTAAGTTTTTTCCATGTGTATACCTCAACTATACATATATTTATGGTATACACAATCTCTCCCAACTTTTCACTCACCGATAAAACTAACAATATGGCATGCCGGGAAGGAATCTAACCCCACCTCCTATCGCGAATAGGCGCTCTGACGTTGAGGATTTAGTTGCGCACCTCTTTAAGCTACCGACATATAAACCATTGGCAGAGCGACTAGGATTCGAACCTAGAGTCTCAAGAATTTGGAGTTCTGAATTTTGCCAATTAAACTACCGCTCTATTTCAAAATTTTATAGAAAACCTGCATTATAACAGAGCATAAAACTTAATTCATGTTGATGCGGGGTACTTTCGATGCCGCAGGACGCCTAATGATTCAATGATCTTCGGATGACGTATCAGGTTCCACCGTATGTCTATAAAATTCTTTGTCAGTGCGGCATGGATTCGAACCAGCGACAACCCTCTTGAACAGTGAGGGTACTCTACCAGACTGAGCTACACACTGACAAAGAACTTTAAAATGGAAGTTCCGTTTTTCATCGTCACTTACAACCGTTAGATTTCGAACTCAGTATTTCATTCCGAAATCGCTTCAAAGTATTGTGTCTGGGATGTAGGATTCGAACCTACGTATACGACTTCGCCTCCTGAATCCAAATCAGGTGCTCTGACCAGACTGAGCTAATCCCAGACACAATACTCTAAAACTTAATTCTATCACACTTTTATAGAGTGTCAACTATTTATGCGTATCCTGAACCTTCGTTCATTTTATACTCCTTAAACTTTTTGGTGGACAGGGTAGGATTCGAACCTACGTAGCCGTTAGGCGGCAAATTTACAGTCTGCTGGTTTTAACCACTCACCCACCTGTCCGTATCTCTCAATTATAACACACTTTTAACAGCGTGTCATTTATTTACCCTTCAATTTTATTTCACGATCAAGAATATCACTAATTCTTGAAAACCCACCGAGTGCCGATTCCCAAACATAGACGACAGCCACAATCACAACAACGAGGATGGATGTCGGCAACACTGTTAAAAGAATATGCGCAAAAACTTCACCTACCGTGACGCTACTACGATGACGATAATCAAAAATGTACAAAACAAAAGTGATGACACTGGCGACAATCCAAACTGTATAGAAATTTTCCATTTCAGTAGGTTCCTTTGTTAAATGCTTCGGTCAAACTATCTTCCTCTTTTCATAAGAATTGCATATATTCACCTTATTATAAACCAGATTTTGCTGTTTTGTAAAGATTAACAAAATGAGACTTATCAGAACGGTTTATGCAAAAATATTCAATTACATAACCTTCTTTATCACCCACATCAGAACAATTTGTACTAGGATATGATTTTGAAATCAGTTTTGTAACCGATTCCACTTCAAACTCTGAACCTTCAATTCCAATAAGAATCAAGCCACGCTTGATTTCTGCTTCGTTTTTTGGTACTTCAAAAATTTTCATATAGCTATTATAACACAGTTTTTGAAATTCTTTAGAAATTACTGTTGTGCGTTTCTACACCAAACGAAACTTCAGCCTTACCATTTCTGGGGTGCCTCTGTACTTAACCAAGTGGCCCATGTGCAACAATTCTCAGGGGCGCTACCCCATTGCTTCATCAACCCGCGAAAGTTGATTTGCTGATGTTTCCGATCTTCCCCATATTCACCAGAAACACTTTTGAATTCCAATTCTTATTGATGCCCTTCTAAGAATTGTAGATGTCACAATCATGCTATTGTTCGACTCTTTAAAGGCACAAGTCAGTCAGTTTTCCTTACCTTGTTGACTACGAGAATCCTCATATGAGAATCATCTAACTTGCGTCTGACCTTGAGAAACCTTACCCTAACTTAATTCGGTAATACCTTTCTTGTATCAGAATGGCTACTTCTAAGCCTACCTCCAACAGTAATTTCTAAAGAACTTATCAGCAATCAACTCGATCATTAATTGCTGTTGTGCTATTATAGCACGGATTTCATACAAATATCATTTTCTTTTGTAGTAATTATGCATTTTATCATTGAATGTGTAATAGGGAATCCCAAAAACAGTATAGTATGTACGTTTTGTTTCTTCCAATACATAACAGAAAAATGTAAATGTATAGAAAGCAGCTATTAAAATTATACTAAAAATAGCATTCAAAATTCCATATATAGCTTTCATACTCAATCCCGAGTCTTGAACTGAGAACCGTCACGACCAAGTTGGACAGCGATATTGATATACTGGTAGATGACAGTTTTCATACCCTTTGTTCCACCGGTGATCAAACCATCAAACGCAGCGCGGAGTGCTTCATTGACAAAATCTTCAAATGTTCCATCGTATTTCATGTTTGACTCACTTTGTATTTTTCAGCCACTTTGCTGCATCGCGCTTCAGACTGAATGTTTCCACAACAAAACCATCATTTTCAACCACGTTCCAAGCAACTTTCATAGTGCCTTTGCTGTTTGTTACATAAGTCTTAACAATTTTTAAATTTGCCATAATTTTACCTTTTGTTTTCGATAGCTGTATTATATCACAAGTCTTTCAATTCTCGCCACCCGACTGTCAAAATGGGATATTTTTGTTTATCATCCACACCGAAGACGCTTAAAAATTGACATGACTGCATAAAAAAGTGGTTCCATCCAGCACGATTGCTTCGAAGTTTCCGTAATTTACGCAATGTCATATCAAGTCGCTTTCTTCAACAGTTCAGTCAAATACTGGATCAGATAAATCTTAGGAGCAAACCAAACCATCAGAAACGATTTAAAATTGGCTAACATAGATATAAATGCCAAAAACGATGATACACCAAGCATTATGGTACCTGCACCAAATAAAATTATAATACCATCATTTTCGTAAGCATCTATTTTTGTTGTTTTAAACCACAGTGCGATGAATAGTGGCAATAAAATAATTGGAGCTAATACAATACATGTCAAGTAGACACGCTCGAACACGATCAACTGATGAACAATATCAGGCAATTGATCCATCGCAAAGTCTTTAGCTGCCATAGCAGCTTCTTTCATAGTAGCAAAAATGCTATCTGCGCGACTCAACAACTCTTCTTGCATAGGGGTCAATTTTTCTACTTCTTTACTCATTTTCAAACTCCATTCGTATTGCTTTAGCCATTATTATTTTTTTCTTTTGCACCAGCTTTAAATCCAGCTTCCCAAACCAATTCAGCAAACTTATTCAACTCAAAAGTATGAATAATGCCTCCCGATTTATGGGCTTCTTTCCAGAATTTTTCGAATTCTGGTTTCATGGGTACTTTTTTTGAGTTATCCATATGGTGTCACTTCAAATGTCATGTTGTCCTTTCGATTTCGAACTATTATTGTATCACAGTTTAGTATGATATCCGTACAGTGCGTTAAAAACCGCGCCAATATCGTGTTCATAAAAACCACTGGAGTTAATGTTGTTAAACTCCAACACATAAACCTTGTCATCAACTAAGGCTGTATCCATCACGACACAATCGCATGGCAACCAAACGTCTGCAAGTGCTTGCGCTTCTTTAATGACTTCGATGTCGGTTTCTTGTTTCAACTGCATCTGATCATGGGCACGATACATGGAGCCAGAAATAATCTTACCACCAACAATGAACCATCGCCACTCGGCTTGAATTTTCTTTGGTAGAGCAATAACAATATCTGTCTCTGGAGACATGTAGTAGCTGCCCGGCCCACTCTCCATCATCGATTTAAACCACTCAATGATTTCTTTCGGTTCCATGACTGTACCGGAGAATTGCTTGTCATCTAGACTAGGCCGAATGAAATATTCTTTGGGCCATGGAATTCCATTGACAACTTCCAAAAAGTCAACAACTCTCTCCGCAGACATGACATTACAATTCAGCATATCGGCACGATGTTCAACAAAGTTGCGATAGTTCAGCTTTGTAAGATCATGATGTAGACCTTTCCAGCCTCTTTTAGCTGCTACACGCGCCAGAAGGTTCGAGCCATAAGGAATGTACTCCAGACCCTCCAGTTCATCGTTAGAAGCGATTTCTTCAGAGAATGGTATAGCACCTACCCAAACAACAGGAAGATGCTCTGTGGCCTTCCTAATCTTTTCGAGTGATTGCTTATTGATAAGGTTGTGTTGAATTACAAATTTCATACAATTTGCTTCACATACTGAATAAGCTCTTCCAAACTTTCAACCATAGGAATATTGAAACGGTCACAAATCATTTCCACGTTACCTTTGCGCCAAAAACCGTCTGGACAACAAACAACAGCATCCCGACACTGGCCTGCTATCAATCCTAACTCCATTAAAGTGATAGGTGATTTAGTGTTTGGATCAAAGTAAAAAACGATAAATGATGATTGTAGCAAATGATCAATTTCCCATGTCACTTGCTGATTAAACTGCTTGTCATGAATACTTTGAACCCATGACGAATCCCAATCATCGCGACGAGGATTAAAAATGGTAATTTCAATACCACCTAGAGCTATTGCGGTAGTGAGTCGAGTCTGCCAGTCTTCAGCAACGCCCATTTCAATAGAGCCTGCCAAAAAGATAGAAAAATCACTATCTTTTACGTTACTTGTATCTTGGGGAGATTTAAAAACTTTCATAATTACCACTTAATGAGATAGCCATAGTTACGATGGAGTGTACCTTTACCGTTATCATCTTGCAGACCTCTTGGTACATATTCTTCATCAATCCATTGAATTCCAGCAGTATATCCAAGATTTCGCAATTTAGCGAGAACATTACTATCCAGTGACTTTATTTCATAAGGCATACTGGCACGTTGACAACCAATATGAATAGTGGCTTGTCGCTTACCACCCCTGGCTGCTTTAATAACCGCAGGCTCGACAGTTTTTGCCAGAAAATCCTCAACTTCAGCACCAGAGTTGTCGTATAGTTCTTTGGCTTCTTTTGCACTAATCATTTCTTGTTCTTTCTACGATAAAGTTCACTACAGGCGTCATTCACCTGATCAAGATATTTTGCTTCTGCAGCAGGATTGATATCCCGCATACACTTAGCTGCTTCACCAGCATCTTTGATGATGAACCTCAGTTCAGCTTCTGTTTTGGATTTGTACTGATTTGCCATGATCAAGCCACCACAGTGTAAGGTTTGTCCCAAGAGCCGATGTTAACAGAAACATACCAACCAGTGTCAAAATAGTCTGTCTGGACATCACTGTTGTCGTAGTTACCATCATTCATAACAGCAATCAACTCTTTCAAAAAGAAGTATGTGTCACCTTGATGATTATTTTTCAGGTAGTAAGGGTTGATGCTAATATATTTGCGACCTTGGCAACCTGTTGTTTCACCCATCACATCTAGTTTACCGGATTTGATATTCACAACAAGAGTAGACTTATGTTGAACTGCAATAGTACCCTTCATATTGTACTTCTTCAGCACAGCCTTGATAGCGGGAGACATAGCAGCTTTTTGTTGTTGAGACATGTAGGCCATAATTCGTTACCTCGTTTGTGTTTTTGATGAATGAATTATAACATAGATTTTGCCAGTTCTACATGAATTTTTGAGGAACTTTTCGCATAATCACCATATCGTGCTATGCGAACTCTTATTCACGGTAATTGTTCTGCAATCCACTTTTCTGGTTTATCAGTACCCCAATGCTGCACATCAAATATTTCCGGCTCAGTTTCAATAAGACTGTTCATTTGTTACAGTGTCTCTGAGCAGATAACATATCAGTGAAACCCAATCCCATTTTGGAAGGGTCGGATGGTGAATATGCCATAAATTTGTATGGAAAATTACCACATAATTTGAATCCATGGTTTGCCATAATTACCTCTTTTGTATTTTCGATGTCTGATTATTATAATCATGAGCGGGTAGGGAGAATCGAACTCCACTCTGCACAGCTTGGAAGGCTGGCGACTAACCTCTAGCTTACCCGCATAAATTTGGTGGGAGAGACAGGAATCGAACCTGCACACCTTACGGTACCGGCTTCTTAAACCGGCGCGTCTACCTATTCCGCCACTCTCCCAATTTCAACCCCACTAAGCAGCCTGCGGTACAATCTAGGTGCGACTCCAGCACCATAAAACCGTTGATCAGGATTTGAAGACCTTTTAACTTTCAATTTTAAAACATGATATTCTAAAACTTAAAACTTAAACTTTGAAGCATAAACTTTGATCTTTGAATTTTGAAGTTCCAGATTTAATTTGTACTTTTTAAGCAAAGTTGCAGATGTTTTGATTCTCTCTGCTCGAAAGGTCATCTTAGACTGTTCACCTAGGACGTTGAAATGTTATTTATACCAGAATATGTGTCTTCGCGTTGATTTCACTCAACAAGAAATCCAGTTCGGTGTCAATCTCGGAAATCTCGTCTTCCAACTTCTTGATGAAGGTAGACAGATTTGCAGGATCAATCAAAGCTGCTTCACTTTGATTGCGTTGGGGTTCACCAATCGCAGCCAAAACCGAAGGATCGACCTTTGTAGATTTATCAGAAGCCATCATGGTATTGATGATAGCATCAATACTTGCTTCCACCTTCACATTCAGAGTAGCAACTGTATTGTTAGCCTGAAGATACTGTGTCTTCATGGCGTTAACCAGTTGACGCTTGAACTCAACAGAACGCTTCATTTCGATAGCTTCTGCCACAGTCACATATTCACCGGCAACAGTCAGGCCAGTCTTTGCGTTCGAAGCAACGATAGCTGCCTTGATAGCTGCACGGCGAGACAGCAAATCACGCACGGAGTCGATAGCAGACTGAATGTTCTTTTCGACCACATCAACTGTATCGCTACCGCCACGCTGAACACGGCGGTTCTTACCCTTACCAACAGACACATCAATGAACTTGTCGCTCATTGCGCGCTGAATACGCTCGTCGGTTTGCTTCAACAAAGCCAAAGCACGTGTCACACTGATCAATTGTTTTTCGCTCATAATATTTTCCTTTTCATTATCAATTTGTTAAATGCACCAAGGTAGGATTCGAACCTACGTTGCGACCACAAGACGGGTACGTATCCTTGCCTCTAGATGACTTGGTGCGTTTTCTTTATTCTATCACAGTTTCTGAATTCTGTACATAGGCAAAGAATTACCACCAAGCAATTCAAGCCGATGTGCCTTGCGACCATTCTTTGCATCAACATTCAGGCCCAAAAATGGAACCATCTTACCAAGACCATTCTTACCGATTCGAATGTGACTCACAGTGGCAGTTAGTGTACCACAATTAGATTCATAAGAAATACGATCACCATTGTTCAACTGGCTGTAAGAAGTGATGAATGTAGTCATTTTGTTTACCTTTTGAATTTCGATGACTGAATTATAACACGGTTTTATTCGATTTTGAACGTTTCATCAAAAGTTTTTCGAGAAACATCATCAACAATGGTTTTCAAAATAATCGAACGTTTACCAGTAACGGTTCCAATCCGAATGTCAGCCGCCAGCTTCAGGTCGCGCCACAGAACTAAACAGCTTCTGTCGTTGAATGTGGTTTCTCGAAAGTATTTGACAATTGGCACAGTCATCCGTGCAACATCGACAACATCAATATTTCGCTCAACCATACGTTCCACTAAATGGAACGATGGATAGACAATTTTGTCAATTTTTGAGCGAATCAAGATAGCGTTTAGACTTGCACGTTTGGTGTTCGCGGCACCAATAAAAGATTTATTCAGTGGTGTCATTTCTTACCAATCTTAGAAACAACTTCTGCTTTAGACAGTTGCAGTTGATACATAAAATTTCGATATGTAGCAAGTGTTCTCAATTGCATTTCTGTTGGTTCAACAATCGACTCAAGCAAGTCAATCTTATCTTGAATTTCTTTTTCTTGTTTACGGTGCCGCTCAATATCAGCTTTGAGTGGAACTTCTTTCCAAAAGTATTTTGTATTTTTCATAAGACCACCTTTTGAATTTCGATGACTGAATTATAACACGGTTTGTATGAGATTTTGGAATCGAACCAAAAATTTGTTGCCAATCAGTGACGCCTTTTTCTGATATCGAGGGCAACAGCTTAACCTTTAGCTGACCTCACTAGATGCCGGAAGTGGTTTCCAAGTCTTAGCAAATTTCAATACATTGGGCACATCTTCGCGAGGGCATACAACAGCACATGCTTTCTTACCGCCAAGTGTCTTGTTTTCGTGCGCCAGATGCACACCAAATAGTTGACTAATCTTGTCAAACTCTTTTTGGTTGACCCGAACAACAACTTTCTTAAATGAATCAGCAAACCATTGTTCATACAGTTTGGTTCCTACAAATTCGCGATCTGCAGCGAGAACAGCATGTGCCACTAGGGTAGGTGTCATATAGTCTGGAAACTCGTCTAGAACCGCGATATACAGTTTCAGATTACTCATTTTCAATCCACCTTGTTAAACCGAGCTAAACCACTCCCATCACGCATGGTTTCTATTCGACTGAACTCCACCCATTGTTCTACAGACTCACCCAAAACATCATCATAATATGAAACAATGACACCATCTTTATCGAAGTGTGGGTGATCTTCTGCTTTACTATAACCGAAGGCAATCATAACCTTATTCAAGTCACTTCCGTGTTTTACAGGGTCAAACTTGACATGATCAACAATTGTACACTCTTGATAGTATGAACCCGCAAATGAACTATGAAGAATTCTTACCATTCTTTGACTCTTTCTAATGATTTATTGACAATATCGCCACGCTGCTCTTTTGTCTTGATTTCTTCAAGAATACTCTCCACACGAGAAACATGACTATTCAAAATAGATAGTTGTCGCAATTTTCTTCGATAATAGCTCTCCATAGCTTCTTCGATTGTTTGCTTGGCAAAACCACGAGTGGAATTTTTATAGACAAGTTTTGGCTCATTGTATGAACGGTCAATCCAATACGCGCAAGGGGTTTCTTTGATGATTGGAAATTTCTCAATAATGGGATCAATTCCATAATCAGAATCAACAAATCTATACAGATGTTTTGTCATAATATTTTTGATTGGTGCGACCAGAGGGATTCGAACCCCCAACAGACTGTGTAGAAGACAGTAACTCTATCCAATTGAGCTATGGTCGCAGTAATTACATTTCAGGCAACAGAAATAGTTTGATGAAAGATTCTGGATCAGACGAATAACTAACATGATGCTTGGCGCATTGTTCAACAGTATCCATACTTTCATGAGAGAAATCGTTTATCCGAACACTGTCTTTCAACACAATAAATTTGTTTTCATTTTGTTCAATAGTCAGACCCATGGAAACCAATGCAGGGAACTCAGTTACCAACATGCGATTTTCAAAAGCGTTGATCTTGTCATAGTCAGAATCAAGAATTGATTCATCAACCAGACTATAATTCTTTTCAGATTCACAGTTAAGTTCACATTCGCAAACCGCCTTAACAACCAAATCTTGTATGAGCTTTGAAAAGTAGTAAACGTTTACAGGGTTTTTACGGGCATTTTGTGTTGTGTATGCGACGAGTACACCATCGAGTGTAATGGCATAGATGCCAACAGAAGTGTCGGTACACACCCATGTATAAACTGGATATTTCTTAAACCGCGCATCAAACTTTTCATAATCGATGTCAGTTCCACCAATACCAGTTTCAAAAAAGAAATCGTCAGGATTTACATCAAATCCCTCCTGTGTCTGAACTGCATCAATCATTTTTTCGCGGAATGTTGGCATAGCTACCTCTTTTGTATTTCAATGATTATAGCACTAAGATGTACGTGAAACAGAATCAAGCAACAAAATTATTCCAATGACTGGATGATCATTGAAAATTAGATAGATTGCAAAACAAAACTCTAGCAATGCCATACTGTTTCCTAATAATATAGTGGCGGGGCGTGTAGGATTCGAACCCACGACCAGCTTGCGCCAGTGACGGTTTTCAAGACCGCTGCCTTAGACCACTCGGCCAACACCCCAATTTGGTCGGGACTTCTTGCACCCGCAGGATCAACAATGTAACTCTTGATCTGAGTTGTTCGGGCGCTACCCGACTTGCTCTTTTTTTGTTGATAGGATTCGAACCTAAACAAGCACCGGCTTACAGGAGGGCTACTTTAAGGTGATAAACACCGCTTTCCCACTATTATCCAACCAGTAGGGTATACCAATTCCCCTTCACAACAAAATAAATGAACCCTTTGCTAACTGCACATCCTGAGAAGGAATTTATCGACTTTGCCAGCAGTTCTCTTGCAATTCAACGTCATGTCTCGGTTACTTAGACGTTTAGGGTTACAAACTTGGTTTACTCGGATGGGAACGACCCACCGACCTCCCCATTAAAAGTAGGGCGCTCTACACTGAGCTACGAGTAAGTATTTATATCAATTAAACCGGATGGTGGCACCTTTAAAAACTCCAGAGCAAACAACACCTTCCACCATTTTTCCATTTGGGCTTTTTGCTTTAAAGCCATCTGAAAAAGTGTCGTTTTTATCACAACCAAATAGACTATAACCAGTCATTTGGATATCGGTATATCCATTATCAGCCAACACACGCTCTGCGTTGGATGTATTTGTACATGCGCTCAAAAGTGCAACTGCAGCGATAACCAAAAACTTTTTCATAATAACTCCAAATTAACATTAAAACTAATATGGTGAGTACATTAGGATTCGAACCTAAAATCAAACATCTTCTCCGGTATCGTTCGGATTCCTGTTTAGCGGGATTGGTACTTATCCCGACTTCGATTCATAAGATACCACTCTTATGTCACTACTGCCCTATTCTCCGATACCATGTTGGAAGTGTTCCCTTTAGACCACATTGGCGATTCTTTCCTTCGCCTCTGTTTTATTAAGGTATACACTCATCATATTAGTCTTCAATCAATTATAACACAAATTTGCCGGAGTGGATTCGAACCACCAAATATCTTTCGATATTTTTTGCCGGTTTTCACGGCGACTTTACCTAATTTCGTCTACAAGCAAATTTATATATGACCTTATGTAGGGGATTCGAACCCGCCTTAGACCTCTTGGCTACACTTCCATTACAGAAGTGGTAGGATTCGAACCTACGAATGGGCACGTGCTTACCAACTACACTATACTAGGTCTAGGATTAATTACTTCCTATAGCAACAATAAACTCGTCAGTTTGCTGTCACATGTAAGCATTATATCACTATTTTGCTTACATGTGGGAACTATTTTTAGTTCCTCAACAAGTTCTCAACTGTCACGGCTTTTTTGTTGAGAATCCTACGCAGATAACTCTTGCTATCTTGTCCGAACCATTCGATGTATGTAGGATAACTGAATTATATCACAGTTTTTGATTTTTTGCAAAACTTACTGCAGCTTTTTTTGTATTAAACAGAAATCCGCGTTTTTCACCAATTTTAATACAACCGTAAAAACGACTGCCCTCAACTCTTCCAATCTCAAACCCATTTACTATTACATTTTTCACAGTATTCACAGGATTTCCTTTTGTGTTTCGAAGACTGAATTATAACACGCTTTATTCCCATGTGGACAAATCATGCTGCATTTGTCGAATTCTTTTTATTGCATCTGTATTTCTAGGTGAAATATCATTTGCCAAAAGATGCAACTCATGAATTATATCAGAGTACAGGAAAGACATCAAGCCATTTCTTGCTATACTGTGATCAGGTGTACCATCAGATGGAAATTGACCCTTGGCAAATATTTTTAATTCATGCGTGTATACGTCAATATAAGGGTTATGAAATGTTGCTGTCCTGTGTTCCATGTCATACTTGACCTCAATAAATTTATTTGAGAATTCAGGCTGACCAGACTTCGTAGTACGAAGTTCCTTCTTGATTTTTAGTTCCATAATCAGATTTGTTTGATAGTCAGAATTTCTTTTGTCTCTGGATTGTAGGTCACTTCGACATTGGGAACACCATCTGTATACCATGTCAGGTAATCACCAATAGCTGATCCAACTGCTGCAATTCTACGCTTCGCGGTAACTGGTTCAACAACTTTTGGCTTGACACGGAATTTAGAGTTAACAGCCCAAGATGGCTGCGAAACAACTACCCACTTTCCATTTTTGCCTTGACCAAGTTGCTCAATGCTAGCACCGTTAGCCCATGCAATGATCAGATCAGCGTGAGGATGCTTTTTTGATTGAAACTCACCGTTATCATCCACTAACTCAAAATAGTTGGAGTTCCATGAACCCGCTATACCTTCTAAAAGAATGAACGATCCGCACGATCCGCTACTGGAGACAGTATAAATTTTTCCAACATATATACCAAACTTATCGTCACTGCCACCTTCTTCTGTGCGACGAACTTTATCACCTACTTTAAATTGAGACATAATATAACTCCTGTTTTGTTTCACTTGGAGGCGCACACCGGAATCGAACCGATCTATCAGGATTTGCAATCCCGTACATAACCAATCTGACAGTGCGCCACTGGTACGAGGGACGGGGATCGAACCCGTATGAGGATCACTCCCCGTTGGATTTTATCGAATACCCTCTTAGGAAGATATTCTGTAAAAGTCCAGTGCGTCTACCTATTTCGCCACCCTCGCAATAGACAAATTATAACACAGTTTTCTACACGCGCCGCATTTTTATGATTTCCATGTCGTAATCACTCTCACCCCAATAGTCTCGGTAATGTGAAAACTCAACATGAGCAAAGTATCGTCTGCTCTCTCCAACTTCCATTTTTCTGAAAGTGTGATTGAAACCAAATTGTGACATCAGACTGACGCACTCACGTGCCCATTCTTTATAGAAAATGCTGTTCTTCAAGTCGTTGTTTTGACGACAGTAAAACATGCGGTATTCGAATGGAACCCAACGACTGTCGAATCGTTCTACAGTAAAACCAATTCGTGATATCTGTGATGTAACAAGAGTCATATTTATCCAATAGTTATTCGTGACGGTTATGTGTCCGTCTTGACCCTTTCGTGGTCAACATTCAAATAGTTCACGCTTTCTTTTATTTTACATCGTGTCCGGTTACGATGCTCTTCCCACCCTAGGAAACCTGTCCAATGTATTCAGCAACCATGTACCAGCTTGGTACGCTTTCGGATGTGTTCTGAGAGTTGAAGTTAGTGCAAAATTCTTTGGCTGATTTTTCGGTATCGAAATACTCTACACCATCCACTTTGCAACCCCAACCCCGTTCATATTCCATGATGTTAACACGAAAAAGAGTAGGTGGAGATTTAACTTCAGCCATTATTAGTCTTCCCACTTAGAAGACTTTTCGTTTGCCACATACAGGGTATATGATGTGCCTGTGTTTGCAAATTTAGCGATCTTCTTTTTGGATAAAGACACTTCATAGTTACCAGACATCATCTTAATATTTTCAAGGCGAATATCTACACTAAAAGTGCTATCAGTGTCACCAACATCAACGCTGAAGGTGTTAAACGATGTGGATGGGTTATTGTCCTTATCCAGTGTTAACAGTGTACATGTGATGGTCTTACCATCACCACCGATACGCAACATCTGCGATCCCAAAACAGCACCGGCTTTCAGCAGAGACTTCAGGTTTTCTTCGGTCAGAGTGAATGTCGCATCAACACTAGGCTCAGTCAGTTTCTTGTCTGGGAAAGCCAGAATGTCTGATGATGCATAACGGTATTCAACACGGTTCTTACCTTGGCTAATGGTCAGGGAAGACTCACCAAATTCCAACTCAGGTTCACTGAACAAACTGATCACACCCAAAAGTTGTGACAGATCATAGATACCAAAGGTTTTGGGGAATTCGTCTTCCACGGTTGCGCATGCGTACATGTTACGCTCCACGGTACGGGTGTGCAGATAGTTACCTGCTTCGATCATGACGTTTCCATTGATAGAAGAAAAATTCTTCAGTACCGCCAAAGTTGCTTTGCTCAATTTCATAATGTATATCTTTCTAGGGTTAAAAATTCAATTCTATAACGGGTTTCAAATTTTGCAAGAGTACCAAAGGTTTGCGTAATACTCTGCAGCAGCAATCAGATTTTTGTAGTAAGAATCCGAGTAAGAAGATTCGCGCATTTGTTTCATTGCGGTAGTTTTCAAATTTTTAATCTCCTGAAAACTGAGGTTACGACTCTCACTGCAATCAATTAAATTATGTAAATCCTTTGCTGACCTTCGGAGATATTCATTACCCCCATCAACACTTATTTCGCCACATTTACAACGTTCATAATCATGAACATGTTTAGATGTAATAATGTCACCACATAAACGACATTGCGCCGAATTCTTTATGATCTTTACGAAGTGGCCTTTGTAAGACTCAAGATGTTCCATTTACGATACTCTTAATCCATCTTATTTGATTATTACAATCATCCAAAGCATTGTGATATTTACCAACCCGTGAAGCAGTTTTAGTGTCAAACTTTGCCAGTTTAAAAATAGTTCGTGCATCATATTGATTCCAGAATAACCATGGCTGCGCTTTAATCACCTTTAGCAAATTCTTCAGGATAGGTAAGTCGAAGTCGATACCGTTAGCCCAGACATTTACGGTCTGTTTATCGGTGTGTTCCTCCATAAATTCTACAAACTTTGTCCCTGCTTCTACAACGCTCACAGCATCGGTTATCCACGCCTTCGTAGCCTCTGGATTCTGTTTACGCCACCATGCTACGGTACTCTCAGAGATATCCATACCGTACTCTTTACAGTCACGTGGATCGACGTTTATATAGAACTCGGCAACGCTGTCATTTTCCATATTGAAAGCAACAGCACCGATAGCGACTACTGCAGCAGTAGGTACTTCGCTAAGGGTTTCCAAGTCGAGCATCACATTGTTAAATTTAGCCATTTTCTTTTTGCATTTCTTGCCAACGAGTCAATGAATCGATAGCTTCTTGAATGTCTTTTTTGATGTCTTTGCCAGCACCGCGACCACCGGCAACAAGCAGTTTCTTCACTGCATGTTGAATGCAGGGATCATTCACAGCAAACAACTGCAGAACACGATACACATCAATGAAATCCAGTTTCGAAACATCTTTGAAATAGTGGTTGTGTGCGCGTTTATCGAATGTCTTCAGATTAATCACATTATCCACCCAACCGTTAACATGCACTGGTGTACCGTCACGTGTTGGGATATACTCACGCGAACTGACACCACCAGCGCTAATCGATGGCACACCGCCCGTTGGGTATGGATACGTTGTATCTACATTTTTATCAGTCATTTTATTTTCCTTTACTCAAAACTTTATAGTGGTTTTTCCAGAGATTGGATTTGCTGTTAAACAGCTTCTCAATACCGGCATCAAGCATGTATGTGTCTGCACGATCAGTAGGGGAACGAACACTACGACCAATACCCTGAAGTATCTTTAGCAGTGTCATTTCTTGATAGACAATCGGATAGTTATCACAGATGTACTTGATACGCTTGTCTCCCAAAGATGCGTAGGGTGCTTTAAGCAAAATCTGATAGTCAGACTCTGCAATATCGAAACCTTCCCAGATGCTCGGAGACACCAGCAAGGCACCGCCTTTGTAAGCCTTAAACTCTTTGATCAACTCAGGTAGTTTCTTTCCACCAGACACATGTTCAAAGAGTCTAACACCCTTCACATTTTTTGCAACAACTGAACCAAGATAGAACGATGGTGCGATCAACAGACCCTTAGAATCTGGGTACCGCTCAGAAATTTTTTGAACGGAAGTCTTCAAGTTGTTCAAGACTTCAGGGTCTTTCAGAGTGTTGAAATTCAGGGAGTGTTTACCAATGAAAAAGATTGGTTTGTTCTCTGGTGGGAAGACAGGATCGAGCATGATGAATGCACTATTCTCCCGATCCAATCCAATGATGTTCCAAGCGATATTTTCGGTGATGGTAGCAGACATGAAGAGGTTCTTTTTACCCAAGCATGCTTCGATAGAGTCAGAGACAAAAATAGTCTTAATTGCGGCACAATTTGGAGCAGTATTATCGAAAACATGCTCATACTCACCTTCAATCAAAAACTTGATGCGTTGATAGTTGTTTTCGTACTTCTTCGCCATCTTCGCATACTTCATTGCAAGCACCTTATCATGTCCCGCAATCAAAGAAGATTGTGATGTTAAAGTGGATGCGGCACTCTCATAAATCTTCATCAGAACGTTGATGATTTGCTCATAACTGGATTCATGCACTTCATTGTTTTCCAGCTTCTGTTTAAGCATAGCCAGAGCAGCAGCTTCTTCGTTGCAACGATCATTCACATTGCTCAGTTCGGAAACATACTTACCAAGCAATTCGGATGTGATCAAAATTTCGGTGAAGCTGGTATATGCATCATTGAACGTGTGTGCTTCATCAAAGATGTGTAGTGTCCTAGGTTCCAAGTGCCCAGAATTCAAACTGGCAGTAAGGAAGTAGGAAAAGTTGGTAATCAGATTCGCTGTCTTGTTGACCATCTTCTTAGCATGGTCAAACTCACAGCCTCGGCAATACTTCGATACTTCCATTTCATGGAGAAGGGGCTTACAACACTCTTCACCGGTTGTGGATGTGGCGCTTGGTTGTGCTTCCATGAAGGCGCAGGGATAATTTGAAGCGCCTTTAATCTGAAAGAATTTGTGGTGATCAAGATGATCAAAAGACTCACTGTATTGCTTTGCAAGCCCGTTGGTGCCCATCAAAATAATAGATGACAAGCCATTTGTTTGTTCGGAGAGTGATTCAACACATCCAGCAATGACAGCACCAAGGATCGACTTACCGATACCCGTTGGTGCGTTTAAAACTACGTTTTGCTTGTCGTTGTCAAAAAATTCAGTGAGAACTTGGTTGACAATCTCTACTTGATTGCCACGTGGCTCCCGCTGAATATCTTTGAAAACAGTCTCAATTAAAGTTTGATACTTCAAAATTCAATAGCGCCCGTTAGAGCGCTTTCCATAATTATTGTTAGGTTGCTATTAATCAGAAACCAAATCTTCGCCTACGACCTTTTTGGTACGTTTTGGAGTGCTTCCAGCTTTCTTGATAGAAGCCTTGGTTTTTGATTGCTGATGTTTCATGCGATTAGCCACACGTTTTGCAATTTCTTTTGCATTGAACCAGAATTCGCGACCACTCTTCAACTCTTTCATTTCGGTTTCGGTTAGGAAACCACCATAAACTTCATCAAACAACACACCCAATTGAGCTACAGAAAAATCTGCATGATGCTTGACGTTGTGAGCAAAACCACCAGAGCCAAATGATGCGGAGTGAACCATCATATTTGCAGCATCTGTGATCATGATTTCATGGCATGACAGAGTGATAATACTGGCTGCGGAGTGACATTCACCAACCACAATAGCACGGACAGTTGCCTGACTTGCCTTAATTGCTTCGATGATAGCCAGTGCAGTATACAGATATCCACCACCATTATTGATAAACAGGTTGAACTCGTCATGCTGTCCTGCCGAAACCAAAGCATCAATCAAATCACGATATTTTTTAGCTTCACCGATATTTTCATCTAAGTACACACGAAAATTGTTAATTGTGTGTCGCGAAGCACGGATCATAGATGATTGTGAGGCACCAATCTGAATCATTTCAATTTCATCACCGTCTTCTTCGTTACGGCTGCGTTTTACAAGGTTATTTTCCATAAATCGTTTTCCTCTTCTATTTCATAAAATGTTTCATACGTTACCACAAAACATTTAACACCGATTTTATTGGCAAAATCAATTGTTGATTTTGTACCCTTTGATTTACCATTCCAAAAAGCATAGACAACTTCAGACGCATGTACAATTTGTTTATTTCGTACAAATCCTGCACGGTTATCGTATCGACCATTCACATACCATTGAGGTATAAATTCTGTAAATGGTATGCTTTTTTCTATAGCATATTGAACAGCCAACGTATCAGCACCATTAGCACCACCTGAAATAATATGACTTATTTTGAGTGGTGCTAATGTTGTCTTCAACAAGCCATAGTCAGTAAAATCTCTACCGCCAACTACAGCTACTCGCATTACACCCGTTGGTACTTGCGACGGATCGAGTCAACAACCACTGCACGAGTTGTTGATGCATCACGATGACCATTACCCTTCAGGTTAACAATAATCGCTGTTTCAGTACCCAAAGTACCCACAACGCGAATTTTTTGACCAGATGCACGAGAAGCAAATTTTTCACCAGTTTTAACAATCATATAACACTTCTTTCATAAAAATACTGAATATCTGATTCAGCGACAGTTACGCTTGCAAAACAAAATCGGCAATGACGCCGACTTTTAAAAGCGTAGAACCTTCCGGTAATTGGGAGAGTAAAGCTATTTTAGCATCAGTTGCGCACATTGCAATAACAGCCACAACCTTAGAATCCCCATCGGGAGCAGTGAACTTATAACTGAACACACGAGGCCGACCTTGATCTTCGATTACATCAATAATTTCTTGTTCTGTATCTTTTGTTTCTTCACTCATTTCATTCCTTTATTGATCAAAAATGACCAGTATAACATGAAAAATTAGAGAGTCAACTCTAATCGACATTAAAATTGAATTTCCATCATTATAAACGACTCAATGAGTGTTGAAAAACAATAAATAAAGAATAGGAAAAATATAGGAGTAAAAATGAAAACATATGCAATCTATTTGACAACATACATGGGTAATAAAATGCCTATGTTTTATATCGGTTCTTCGTCAGTGAGTCGAATCAAGGATGGATATCATGGAACTGTTGTGTCGAAAAAGTACAAAGAGATATGGCTATCAGAACTAAAAAATAACAAGCATCTATTCAAGACCCAAATTATAAAAACATATGAAAGTAGAAAAGAGGCTATTGAAGCAGAATTCAGAGTTCAAAAGTCACTGAACGTTGTAAAATCTCCCCTTTACATAAACATGTCAAATGCAAGTGTGAACGGGTTTTTTGGAATGTCACAAAAGGGTTTACAGCGTAGTCAGGAAACAAAGGACAAACTTTCAAAAATACATAGTGGCAAAACGATCACAGAAGAGCATAGAGCAGCTATTTCCAAAAAGCTAAAAGGTAGAGTCTCAAATAGAAAAGGTGCAAAGATGTCAAAGGAATTTTGCGAAGCCCAATCTAAAATGAGAAAGGGTAAACCAAATTTAAAAAATAGAAATAGAAAACCATCCGATGAAGCAAAACAAAAAATGAGTGATGCAGGAAAAGGTAGAAAACAATCTCAAGATCATGTCGCTAAAAGAACAGAAAACCGTAAAAAATCTTACGTTATTATTCATCCTTGCGGAAAACAAGAAACAATAAGAGGTCTTGCGCAGTTTTGTAGAGATAACGATTTAAAGTATTCATCTGTTTGTGATGTAATCCATGGAAGAACTAAATCACATAAAGGTTTTAAAGCATATAGTCTAGAAGATTTTGAAAGTTTAGGCTCTCCATTTACCATTGATGACATTAATTAACTGGCGCTTGCCATTGCTATATACAACGCAATGGCAAGCGATCCAGCTTGATGGGCCGCGAGAATATTCCAGCTTGAGATTGCTGGAAGTGCCGACTTGGTAAGCCCCGTAGATAATTCCCGGCGTATGGCTATGCCCAATCACATATCGCTGTGATAGGTCTGCATACTGGTTAATCGATCCACGTGCGCCATTCTTACCTTCATGACCATGGGAACCCAACTCAACACCAGCAACACTAAAAGATTCACCATGGGCTAAGAAGCGTGTATTAGGTGCGCCAACAGACTCACAGTATAACTTAAACGGATCAGCATAAGAAACACCACTTTCGGTTTGTTTCAAAGTGCTAAGGATATTATACATCATTTTGTGATAGAACAAAGCATTCCATGGCTCTTGTTTGATATCAACAGTGGATAACCACTTTGTCAAATGATCACTATGATTAGATGGAACAATAATATTGAAATAATCACCAATAGTGGTTTCTTTGATATATTCGACAGTTTTTTCTAATTCATCTTCAACTTTATCCATACCAAAGGTATGTTTAGCTACTGTTTTAATAGCATCACCCTTATGATGGTGGCTACCTGAGTACATATCCAGCACATCATGACGAACTACAAATGTCGGTTTCAAAACACGAACAATAGAATCAGAATTGGTATAAGTGGCTTCTTTAACACTTGGTGAGGCAAAAATAGCATGTTCGTCGCCTGTCACCAAAGCAGTAGGCGCATCGAAACCGTCTGGGCCATGGATGCTGTTTGCAGACCAGACTTCACCAAGATCACGGAAACGGTTTTCTTGATCACAGGAAAGAACTCGAATATGAAAATCATTGTCGCTATCGATATCAACCAGAACGGCAGAGTAAGAATGATTAAACAATGCTTTTTCACCGACCTTGTTATTTGCGTATTGTGGATGACTAATCGCACCAGTCGTATGCAAGATAGCAGGGTGTCTAGAAGCACTTACAGCACTGGCTTTCATGCGCAATTGTGGAGAAGGTACAATCAACGTATCACCACGTGAAAGTGATTCCAGACCAGCCAAAGGGTTTACTGTCGTGGGGATAAAGTTGAACTTACCCATGACAAACACTTCAGGGTGAATCTGCAGTTTCGTCGTTACCAGAGTGTGTCGAATATCTACTGGTATTTCGTATGTCAGTTCGTCAAAATCGTTAGCACGATAGTTGATAGGAACAATGAGCAACTGTGCTTTGTGGTAATTGCAATAGTTTTCCAGAGCATACAAAAACTCTTCATGAACCGGAGTGTTATTCTGGCATGAAGTAATAACAAATTTGGTGGATGAAGTCAGTGCGGATAAGTCACCTTCACTAGGCTCGGCCTTGTCGCATCTCACAGAAAACCACTTGTCGCAAGAGCCACAAACGTACCGATTAGATATAGACCCATCAGAGTTAACGCGATCACGTTTATATTTTACATCAGTAGAATTACAGTGTGTGCATGAAACCATATTTGTTTTATCCTAAAAGTTAACAAGGGGCCGAAGCCCCTTTTTATTTTACAGTAAGCCTAATTTTTCGCAAGCTATGATCCACTGTTTTACAAAACCGCTGCGAACAATGTCGTTGCTAGTAAATGTGTGAATACGGAAGTCAGGGATAGTACGCGCCACTCTCATAAAATCGGCAAAACCAGACATGTCTGATTTGTTCTTAGAGATATCGGTTTGCGCACCATCACCAATCATGAGCAACTTAGAGTTTTTACCAATGCGGGTTGCTACTGTATTTATAGCAGCAAAGGTTTCATTCTGGCATTCATCAAAGATAACAATCGTATTATCGAAGGTCATGCCGCGCAAAAAGGAAGTGGATGCAAACTCAATTTTACCCATATCTTTCAGCTTGTCGTATGCGTCTTTGCGCTTCAAAAGATTGGCACAAATTTCTTTGTATGGTTCCTCGAAGGGAGCAATTTTTTCTTCATCAGTGCCGGGCAAGAAACCCATATCCCGAACCTGCGCTGTCGAACGAATGATAGCGATTTTATGATACTGTGATTCTGGTTCCAGAACATCGAGCAATGCCTGATAAATGGCAATGTAAGATTTTCCAGTACCTGCGGAACCAGCCAGTACGATTGCATCATTGTCAACATAATTATCAAAAAAATCTTCCTGAGTTTCAGTGATTGGTTCAATCACTTTCAGGTCTTTTAAAGTAATGCCGCGACTTCTAGTTGTTGCACTTGTAGTGGTCAATGGCGCTGCCGCCATAAGTTCCTGTTCAAGGCGTTTCTGCTGTCGTGTGAGCCGTTTGGCTTGACGTTGCAAAGCAGGTGGTGCGGAAGTGAGTGTAGATTTTTTAGTAGCAGATCGTGCCAAGTTAAAACTCCATAGTTGTTAATCAAAATTTGAGGGTACTCACGCGCCCTCAAATCGATTTAATGGAAGCAGTTAATACTTCCCAACTTCGTAGCTACTTAGTTTGTCGAGGTTTGAACCTACAGTTCTTGAGTGAACCTTAGCCAACACATCTTTAAAACCGCCCAAATTCGAGCCATAACCGCCCTTGGTGACGACTGTGTAGGCAAACATAGGCGCACCTACCTGCCGCTCAATAGAACCGTGTCCAGCGCATTCTGGACAAACTAGATCAGTAGTATTGTCCCTGTCTGCAATTTTTTTAACAGCCTCAAACGTGCTGCTACAGGCTTTACAGTGATAATCGTATGTTGGCATCTGGATTAGCTAGAAAGAACCAAGTTGGATTCAGGCAGAATGATTTTGCTGAATTGACGCTTATGGGCTTCGCGCAACTCGCCGCCCGGAATCGACATCAGCACTTGAGTCACCGGCACAGAAATACCAGCTTCAGGATCAGCATAAACCATAAACGGTGCAAGACTGAACTTGTAGTTACCCGCGCCATCCGCCATGGTCAGAATTTCAAGCACATTCCGTAGGATCAGTGAGCCACCATCAAAGGTCACATCAGCGACCACTTTTTCACCGGAAGGGAGGCCGATAAGCATCACATCTGAGTCAATCTGAGTCGTCGTAGTCTGGGTCAGGTCTTGTGTTGTCATGTATAATTTCACTTTCTTCAATTTTTTCAAGGGTTTTCGGGTCTATTTTCTTACACTTGCTACATTCAAAGCCCACATAAATGTAGCCGTTTTCTCGGTAAGTTACCACCTTACCAAGATTTTGTCCTGTTAAGTGTGATAACCAATGAAACATTACCAAACTGCCTCATTAGCAATCAACTTACGGTACTGAATCCATCCACAAAGATTACCAGACCAGTATTTACCGTTGCGATCCACGTGAGTAACGCCTGCTTCCCAATCCAAGGGATCACCCTGCTCTTCAATCATCGGAGTGGCTTGATGCTCAACAGGAGATGCATGTACTCGACTACCGCTAAACAGCTTGTTGAAAATATCAATAGCCTTTTCTACACTGTCATCCAGCTTACGGTAAGATACCTGTGCGCAGCATGATGCGGAAACCTTACGTGCAGTATCCAAGTCGATTTTATTACCATCGGTATCGAGGTAAACAATATTTTCGTCTAGACCATCTTCACTGATAGAAAAAGCAGTTGTGACATAAGGTAGATGCCATTCACCGGCATGCAAGAGAATCGGTGTAGACTTGTTTACTGCATCAACAATACACTTAGCTAGTTCAGCAAATTCAGGTTGTGCATCTTCATGGTCACGCAACCAGATCAAGTTGTTCCATTCAGTACCGGAAATTACGGTCTTCATCATAAACCATGGCTCAATAATTCTTGACGCAATTTGCTTATGCAATCCGGCACTTTGCAACTCTTCAAGGTAATGAATAGCAGACTCTTTAGCTGAATGCCAAAGATGTTCCACACGAGCAATCGATGGAGCATCTAACTCTTCCTTTGCCTGCATACCGGCTTGATTTTTACCCCAATGCACAGGTGTAGCAGGAAATTTTTTTACATGCTCAATTGTGGTTTTAATGGGGATAGCGCGAGAACTGGCTGCATTTTTCGACAACATGCGATGTGTCATAACCTCAGAATGGATAAACCGTGGATATTCCAATTCCAAAGTTGTCATTCGATTGCCTAAGATATTTACCGAGTCTGCAATGACTGTTACGGTAATACCATTCTTTCCACTCACTTTTACCATTTTAATCCTTTATAAAATAAAAACCGTTTTCGAACTTAGTTCTATTGAAATCATAACCTACGTTTGTTAGTTCGTCAATAACCGCGCAATCCTCGCTGGTAAGCAGCCTCATTTCGTTGGCGCTGCAGGTTACCAAGGCACTGATAATACGCTTCATTCAAGTAGGGTGCGCAGTATCCATGGTCGGTTGAGTTGTATCCCTGTACCTGAGAAGGGTGGATAAAGACTGGAGCCTGCGGAACGTATGTAGGATAGACAGGAACGTATTGAATTTCACGTTTATCCTTGCCAAGAGCATATCCAATGATGCCACCAAGCACTGCAGACTGCCCATCAGTCAATTGAGCATGTGCAGGCTTTGGAGCGCAGTTTGCCAGTACAAAAGCAAACATGATAGTTGTAAAGATCGTCTTCAGACGCAGTTTTGTAAGTAGTTTCATAATAAATCCTTTTTCGGTAATATACACCAAGATTTTTATATTGTCAACAAAAAAGACCCAGAAGGGTCTTTTCTTATGCTTCGAAGGTGATGCCACCAACTTTGAGTCGCTTGATGGAGTCTTCAGCAAAAGTGCGAATAACAACTTTGTTATCCAGACCTGCTTGTTGACCGTTGCTGGAAGTTTGTTCACCAACCAGTTCAGCATCAATTGCTTTACCATCCAGTCGATATTCGACTTCACCAGCGCGGAGGAAGATGACTTCGAGGTAGGTCTTGCCCTTGTGTTCAACGATAGGAGTACCTTCGACACGAGTACCCCATGCACGAGGGCCAACTTGGAAATCTACATCTTTACCTTCTTTTTCAAGGCGACGACGAACCATGTTTTCGTAGCCGTTGCTGTTCTTGTTCTGGAAAACCATCACCGACGCACCGCGCATGACTTTGGTAACGCGACCTTGCAGAGGATTGCTCTTGCCACCCTTCAGAACAGGAACTGTTTCAGTGTCCATGCTGATGATGGTGTTGCCGTTCACAGCAGAGAAGATTTGAGCGATGGATTTGTTAATTACTTGTTTCATATCGTACCTTTTGAAGTTTTGTTTCGATGGATGAATTATACAATAAAAAAGGCCCCTAGGGGCCTTTTTGAATTATTTTTGAAAATAATTTATTCTTCAGACTCTTTGAGAGTTTTCTTCAGACCACCAATTTTGCTCAATGGAACTGCATGTTCTTCACCATTGTAGTCTTTACCACGTGCTGCCTCTTGCTCTTCAGGCGCATCGATTTCATGAACTCCAGTCTGCTTGATTTTATCAAGTTTGTGTTGATCAATACGATGCGTGAAGGAAGAATTGCTACGCTCACCACTGGTAGAAGTCGTTGCAGAAGTCACAACCACACCACCGGCAGACTTACCGTTTTTAGACTTGAAACGGGTAGCCTCAGAGGGCATATGTTCGTCGTCTTTGAAACGTGAGTCAGAAGGAATATCATGCCCGTTTACACTGGTCATCCGTGGATGCAAGATGTGTTGATTCTGATACTCATACTTACGCTCACCAACCACCTTAAATCCATGGTGTGCCTTATCTTCGGTTGTAGGCTTACCAGCACCGTCAAAGTGACCTTCACGAGGGCTAGACTTCAATTCGTCTTCAGACAGCTTTGTACCACGATCCCAATACTTAATGGTCTTTGCATGCTTCTGGTACTCTTTGTCCATAGCACCACCACGTGGTAAATTGGTAACCAAGTAAGAGTGCATAGCAGGGGTCTTGTTGCCTTGCACGTTTCGCAAATCTTCACCAGAAGACTTAGTTGCAGTCACAGTGTTGTTAACGCGATGTGAGTCACGATTAACGTTTTCACGCACCATCTTACCATTGATCACCTTTGGGCCAATGTTGGAGTGGGTAACGTGAGTACCGTTTTCTGGATCGTTCAATTCGTTAGTCTTGCTGTACTGGTAGCTAATGATCTTAGACTTACCTTCTGTAGCACGTTGTGCATTCAGTTGGCGCACAACGTGCTTTGTCGAACGATCATTCTCATTCAAAGTGTTTGGTCGAATAACGAAATTCTTGTCTTTCTTGTCAGCCTTTTCAGCACCCATACGGATAGAGTGAGTATGAGCCAAGATGTAGTCTTTGGTCATCTTAGGATCATGTTTTGACTGATCAAGGTATGCGCGACGGATCGAAGCGCCCGGATACTGTGCCTCGGCATTAGGTGCAAAACATGTACCCTTAGTCGTGTTCGCAACGCCATGGGCATCAACACCACCACCACAACCACGAGTCTGACCCGGGCAGGTATTCACCACCCGATGCTGCGCATGCTCACCACCACCAGAAGTGTAAACAGCATGACCAGCCACACCTTTACACGCTGCAGCAATGTAGCCACGACCAGATTTATCCTTTTCATGCAGGATGGTATCGGTTTTTTCAGATTCGTCGGTTGTACTACCGGAATCCAAATGTTTAGCAGCCTTCAGACGACCAATAGCTTCTTTTTCATGAGCGATTTGCAGTGCTTTTGGCTTTGCAAAGTGTTCATCCAAAACAGATTTATGGCTTTCTTCCATTTCGGAAACCGAGAGGGGTTCGCGATGTTCGGAGCCATATACTTCAGCACGTGCTTTATTACGCTCTGCCATACCAGTCATGGTCTTAGAACCTTCCCACATGTGGCGTGGAACGCTCAAGCCAGAAACACCTTTAGGCGCACCTTCGCCATCGTGACGCATGATGATGCGCTTTGCATTTTCTGGATCAGGAGAAACTGATTCGTTTGTTGCTTCTTTACCAGTCAGCACATCATATTCTTGAGTGTCAAAGTGTTTGGCTTGAACATGAGCCTCAGTCGGATTCATCCGCTCTGCTCTAAATTCCTTGAAAGTTTGCATTATTAATTTCCTGTTGGTTGTTGAGATTCGATTACATATTTATCGTCTTCAACTTTTGGTGCCTCAACAGGCTTGTTTTTACGAAAAATCAAGTCGAAATTACTAAGGTAATCCTGAGAAGGTACCTTAGAAGCGATCTTGTCGTTAGTAATGTCATTGTGCGCAGTTGCCATTATTTTCCTTATACATCATTGATGATTGCTTTATAGATTTCATCATCATATTTACGCTTGGTCAGTAGCACCTTTGTAGCATACACAGGTGCTTGATTCAAAGAACCGTTGTATCGAAGCAACGTTTCCGCTTCAGTCTTAGACCTAGCACCATATTCCGCAAGAATTTGTGTTCCTACAAAGATAGCATTTTTAGGATCATACAGTGCCACTTCACTTGTTTTTTCACGATGCCAAGACGCAATCACTTGCATCAAACCACGTGCGCCAGTAGGAGAAGTTGCCTTGTAGTCAAACTGTGATTCGTTACGCATCACGGACAATACCAGCACTGGATCAACGGAATACTTAGACGCAGCCTGATAGACCCACATTGCATATTTCTTGGCAATTTCGTTAGAAGTAGGCACCTTAGCATCACGCTTGATGATGTCTGCAGTAGCTTGAATGACTATAGAATCTTCACCAGAGAGTGCTTTCTTGGTTTCTTCAGCAACATAGTTTTGTTTTGCAACATATTCTTGATACGTCGATTTACCCACAGTGTAAGTTGCGGAAGCAATTGCTATAATTACGATAGCAATAAACCACTTGGCACCTTGAATCCAGCGGTTTTTCTTCACTTTGATGACAGCATCACCAAAAGCATTGGTGATTTTTAGAGTTGGTAGTTTATTTTTCTTGAGCATAAAGATTTACATCTTTCGTAGTTCAGCAGCAACTAAAGTAACACGATTGACCATATAAGAATCAACCACACGGCCATATGTTGATTCTAGAAATTTACATGCTGCAGTGATGAAATTTTCGTCAGAAACGGTAACCAAGAGCGATGCTTCATGAGCATACTCAATGTAGTTGATTTCTGATTCTGGAAAAATGCCAACGCCTGCTGGATCGTGTTTACGCAGCAGGGAAAGAATGTTAGCTTCGCGGATTTGGGTATGTGTCTGTGTCATACCCGAATTATAACACAGTTTAGTCTATGTCAACAAAATTTTCTGAAATAGATTCAAAAATAACTCGACCATCACCTTCTTTTGTTGGTCGATACTTCCCACGTGGCAAAACTGTGACAATATTTAACTTCTTCGAGTCATGATCAACGTGAGTGACATAACCCTGATCCATATGCCGACTAAACATGACATGATAGCCTGAAGGCACTTTATGCTTATGGATAGCAGCGATAGACTTGTCATGCAACTTATTCCAGTCATCGGTTGAAAACTCAGGCCGACGATCAGCAGCTTGTGCTGCAGGGTGTGTGTTAGGAACAACTGTCCAACCACCTGTCGAATAGTGGCTACGGTTGAATCGTGACTTAGATGCCTTGAAGTGGTCTTCGGCAGTGGCTTCGGTGATCTTCAAACCCTGCTTACCAAGCATAATCTTGGTCTTTTTCTCACCACCGAGTTCGCGAGTGTACATCAGATGCTTCAGTTCTGGATGACGAACAGCCTCTGGATCATCATCTGTTGGTCGCTCAATTTTATCGCCACGTGAAGCATGAAATTTTTCAGCATCCTCAAAACTACGTGCAAAGTCTTTGATAGGAACCATTTTCTTTAAAACAGAAAGTGATTTACCAGAAACTTCCATGTGGGCACGATGCTTTCTTAAATCAGCATCAACAACTTTGGCTGCAGATGCCTTTCCTTCTGGAGTACCATCGGTAGCAATAGCAACACGTTTACGACCATCCGAATCTTTATACATAGCCACACTGCGAATCTTTCCATCTTGTTTATGGATTTTCCACATAGGAATGTTATGAACCATACTTTCAGGTGATTCAAAACCGGTACCTTTTATACCACCTTGATCAGCATATGCCTTTGTAAGCATTGCATGGATTTCATCGGCATGGGCACGTTTCTTTTCTACATCAGATGGTAAAAAGTTCTTAAACCCTTCATTTAGCTTTCGAAAATCTGAGAATCTAAAATTCACAGTAACATTTTCGAAAATTACTTCATCCAAGTTGATTTGATCTAAATTTCCAGTCATCTACGATAATACCTAAGTTTGTTGGGGTCATTCTATGACCACCTTCTGTGATGACCATATTTGCAATGTCTGCATATTTAACCATTGCGTTATCAGGAGAAACCACAGTGTCATCCTTTGAAAGGACAACAGTGCGATCAACATTTGGGTTGATCAAAACGTCACGATACAAATTTGTAACGCTTTCAGGCAACCCATACTTCTTCAAAGATTCACGTGGATTCAGTGAAGGGTTATATAGGGTCAAAGACACTGGAATGATGGATGCAATCTGTTCTGCATACCAACCGCCCAATGACGATGCAATGATATGGATCGGTTCATCAACCTTTAAAACTTGGCCGACAAATAGAAAAATAGAACTGATTGGCGAATTACTATCATATGTCAAGCATTCGATATCAGGAATAGCTGCTTGCATATCCAAGAAAGTCTGTGACTTGGGAGAAGAGCCGTAACCGTGAATGTAAAAAGTTTTCATCTTATTTTCCTTTGTTACATCAATTATAACACAAGTTTAGATCAATTAAAAAACTTTCTCACATGAGAATGATGTATTCGACAGTTTATGATGCCGTTATATGTCTTTTCCTTATCAATTTCAAGAACTTTATGATCAAACTGATATTTGGCTTCGAGATATGATGCGTGTGATTTACTGAGACAAAAGCAGAGTATTTCACGTGTGAAAGCATCTTCACCAAGGGTTTCTACATCCTTGATAAGTTCAGCAGATGAACTCCAATACGTGAGCCAGTCGGAAGGTACCAGACTCTTAATTTTTTTGACTTTTTTTGTTCCATTCTTCAGTTTAACCGTTTTCTGGGTTGTCTTCTGAAAGAATGCTAATTTTTTACCGATATAGAACTTCCCATCGGATATTCGTGTAATCTTATACACAAATGAAAAGGCATCACTAGGAAACTGATCCTGTGATGCCATTATAACACCATTGTATGTCCACTGACTCATAGTTTTCTCCCATAAGTCAGTATTTATCAACTCAACAGTTTGCGCAACTCGGGTAATGAACCAATAAAGTTTCCGTTGATATCAGTAATGACAGGAGCCATACGAATGTTCGAATATTGTTGCTTCAAAGTCTGCAGTTCAACATATTCAACATCTGGCTTCTTATCCTGACCAACATCAATTTGTTTTTCAATATAAGTCTTACCTTTTGCCTTGATCAAAGCCTTTGCCTGATCACATTGAACGCAAGCCGGTTTGGAATAAACTACAAAATCACCCATTAGAAATCTACCTCAAAAGTTTTACCAGAATCGTCATTCACAATAGTGTTGACCTTGTATGCATTGTTGACTTCTTCCTGTGGAGCAGCCTGTACATTGCCAATATTTACCCAATCTTCCAAGTGAGGGCATGGGTTTTTGGTGGGGAATGTGAATTCACTATTCAAATCCAAAAACTTGTCCACATCACGTGCGTTAAACAAAACCCATTGCTTCATGGTATTTGCCGTAGCACCAGTCAAAGAACGACCTTCAGAAAACATGTAATCGATGAAGCTGAATTCTGCACCAATCACTTCATTGAAGAGTTGTTTGATCTTTGGCAATTGACGGTTGTAAGAGTCTTGTCCACGCTGAGTTTTGAGTTCGATGCGCAACACTTCTTTATCTGCCATGGCATGTACTTCCAATTCATCTTGGCAAATTTTTTGGATCGCTTTACCGATAGCCTGAAACAGACCTGTAGCACAGATCGTAAACGTCACACCGAATGAACCTGTAAACTGAACTCGCTCCAACATCAGCAGTGCGCAATACATCAAAAAGATTGCATCGTACAACTCTTGCTTATCAACCTCTTCACCCGCACCATACAGACTACAAAGTCGTTTTGCGTTTTCAAAAACAGCAACAACATGAGTCAGTCGATTGATAGATTCTTTCGCATCCAGAACTTCCCGCAGAGCCAATTCTGGATTATCAAAAGACATCCGCACAATCTCAGAATATGTGGATGCATGTACGACTTCGTTGTCAGAGATTCGACCTGTCAGTGCCCACAAAGAAGAGTCTGTGATGACGCTACCAAGAATGGCAGTGATGGATGTTGCGGCAGAATCACCACCCCATTGCCATGCAAGGTTAATCAACATCATTTGGTATGTTGATCTGTCACATGTCTTGAATTCTTGGTTACATTGAGAGTAGTCAAACTCGACTTCATCCCAATCCAAACTCTTCATTTCCTTGTACAAATCCCAGAGTTTTGGGTACTGTTTGTTGATAGTGTTAAAAAGACCAGGCTCTACTCCAAGGAAAAGGGGCGTACCCTTTTCCATGTATTCCTCAATCGTTTTTCCTGTGTTAAAAACTTTACTCATATTTCCTTTACAAAGTGCATGATTCGCAGACCGAATCATCTTCCTCGACTTCTGCAGTCGGGACAGTATTTAATGATACTGCATTCTCTGTTGAAGTCAAATCCACACCATCAGAAGTCTTAGAAACAACGTAGTAGCGACTCTTCAAACCATACTTAGCGATTGACAAATAATCCTGAATGATCTCAGACGAAGAAATAGTGGTGTTACCCGACACATCTGCATAAAGATCAGCAGAGATACCTTGATCTGTCCACTTCTGCATCACAGCATAATTCTTGATGTGATCCGTGTTTGAAATATCCCATGCAAGTTGATACCACTTACCAAGTTTACCAGCATCAGGTGCTTCCCAATATGTAGTTGCTGTATCGTTTGTCTTCATGATAGACAATGAACGAATAGCATATCCACCATTAGTTGTGCCTGATGCGGATGCCGAAGATTCAGCAGGCATATGGGCAGCAATAACCGAGTTACGAATACCACCATTTGCAATGATTTCTTTGCGTATCCATTCCCAATCACGCTTGTTCTCTACAGTGACGAGGCTATCAACATTCTTGTTGTATGTATCGAGAGGTAACCATCCTTTAGGCCACAAAGTCTTGTGCATCCATGGAGCATTACCCAACTCTTTACCGAGGCGCAAAGACGCATTCAGCAAGTGCCAGTAGTGGGTTTCAAATGTCTCGTGGATGAAGTTACGACCTTCCTGTGTATCGAACTTCAAATGTTTCTTAGCCATCAAGTGTGCAAGACCAATAACACCCACACCAGCACTCATACGAGACTTAGCAGTGTGTTCCAAACTTGGGAAAACATAGTCTGCTTTGTGGATACAAACATCGATCATTTTCAGCGTGTAGTATGCGACATCAGCGTACTCTTCATCGGAGTCGATGTTACCAACAACCACACCACCCAAAGAGCAAAGACCAATTTCACCATCACCCTCTTTGTACTCTTCATACAGTTCTTTGACTGATTGATAGCCTTTACTTGGAAGACCAATTTCTTGACACAAATTAGATGACCAAATTGGGTCAATAAAAGGTGTGTGCTTATTCAATTCATCGGTGCGATGGTCATACTGCACACCAGTTTCATAAGCCTGACGCAGAGCATCTACAAGCACTTCACGAGCGCTTAGTTTGAACGTTGCAGTCTTTTCATACTCCATGTACAGACGTTCGAAAATGCTTTGATCTTTTGCATATTGAGCGTTATACAATTCAGGATTAGAGTGGTAAGAAAATGGTGCATACATTTCGTCACGTGCAACCTTACGTGCGAACAGTTTGTTAGAGCCAAATGAGTAGTGTGCGCCTGCAATACGTTTAGCTGCAGGAGTCATCGGGTGACGTAGTTTCTGGATTGTCTTAACTTCAGGATCAAATGCAGTGTAGTGAACTGTCGATGCACCACCACGACCATTTTGCAAGTTAGCGCCGATAGCACCAACCATGGCACGGTAGTAAGGCAGCTTACCTTGATGTTCAATCAATCCACCACGAATAGGATCACCCAAGGAACGAGTCTTGATGTGTGAGCCGATACCAGCAGACATGCATGTCATCATGTAAGCGATATGATCACCAGCAGCCAATGAAGCAGCAGTATCATGTGTAGTGTAGACACAGCAAGACGCATAACCATTCAGGCGTGTGCCAAGATTCACATAGTTAGGTGTAGGCGCATTGATCTTGTTCTTAGAGAGGTATGTGTACCACTTCTTAACATGCTCCATACGCTGCTCTTTTGGCTCGTTTTCTGCCAAAGCCATTGCCATACGCATGAAAACGAATTGTGGAGTTTCATACTCTTTCTTCAACACCTTGTTACGCAGTGCGTACTTAGTGCGAATCTGATGAATCTGGAAGTGTGCGTACTTCAAATCCTGATTGTGGTTGATCATGTCTTCAACCTGTGCATACTCTTCGCTAGAGTAATTCAGGTAAACCATCAATCCAACGCTAAACAATTCCGCATGCAGTTGTTGCACGGTAGGATGCTTGTCACCATAGAACTCACGAACCAGTTGTGGTGCATACAAGCGTCCAGCCATACGGTTGTATTCCCATGTCTTACGATTCAAGCATGAGTAGATCAGACCCTTCTGAAAATCCAACGTAGTGCATTGATCACCCAATCTGGAAACAGTCTCCAGAACAATAGAACTCCAATCAACATAGCTACCTAAAGTCTTCGCAGCAAACTCACCCCAACCATTGGCTTTGTTTGCATCATATTCTTGAACTGTACCATCTCTCTTAATCAACGTTTTTAGCATCTATACTCTCTTCCATTCGTTAAATTTCATCATTCCCATAAGCCCCTGATATGTGTTGTCATTGATTATTTTCACAGGGTCTTTACCTGCTCTAACCAAGTCATTAATATCAACCTTTTTGGCAGTTGTGTTGGGCCATATAACAACCTTGTAGCCCTCTTCAAGTGCCTTTTTATACATAGAAACAATATCCTTGTTTCTTGGTTCACAATCAAATATCAAAGTTATGTTGTTCTTGTCAACACCGAGTTTTTTTGCTGTTGATAGAAGACCCGCATTAACCGAAGCAAGACAGTTCGGTAAAAATAACGAATCCAAAGGCCCTTCGACCAACAGAATATTTTTCTTTCGCGTGACCCTATTGATACCAAAAATTGTTGGCATCTTCTTATCGATGTTCACGGTGAGATATTTATGACTTGACTCACCTGTTAGATCACGACCTTGATATGCGTATATGTTACCCCGCTTGTCAAAAAATGGAATAACAAGTCTAGGCCCCTCTGGAGCCTTTGCCATTTCTGGATTGAATTGCGCAGAGAACTCGCTGAATTTCTCTGCATAGTAAAAGGGGTACTTAGGAAGCTGTCGTGAGGCCACGTATTGGGCCACCATGCTGTCTTCTGGCATTTCTGATACCAGTTCAAGGTCAAGCGTACAAATCGATTCTGGTGGCGGTTTAACGGGTTCCTCTTTGGTTGTAATGACTGCGCCACCATCACCATTGATCCGATATTTTTCAAACTTGTAATCCGCAAACAAATCCGGTTCATACAACTTCATGTATGCACCAATCGGTAATGCTAGGCCACAATTGAAACACGAACACATGACGGTATCATCAAGTGTTCGCATATGGAACCGCATCTTACTTTTGGATTCTTTGGAGTCTCCGCAGACTCCACACCTGCCTTGAAAGTGAAAAGGGTTATCGTTTTTGATCCTACCTCTCTCCACTCTTTGCCCAACCATCTTGGCAAATTTTATGTCAATGAAAAGCATTTATACCTTATTTAAAATCTACCATCACAATCTCAAACTCATGACCCTCCTGAGAAAGAGTTTCCATACGAATACCAAAATGTTTAAACGTGTTGTTTGGTTTCCGTTTATAGGTTAGATTATCACCTAGATCGTAAAGATTGCAATGAGTCTTACCTTTCTTGAGTCGAATGCCACGACCAAGCGTTTGTAGGTACTGGATTTTGCCCTTGGTGGGGTGTGTATAGACGATGTTTTCAATCGCTGGCATGTTGACACCAGCAGCCATCGTTTTAAGCGATGCGACGATGATACAGTCTTCTAGCCCTGCCAGAAGTCGTATTTCTTCGCGACGGTCTTTCTTGACGTTACCATCAATGAGATAGACAGGGCGAGTGTCACCAACATATTCTTTAATTTTGTCATACAGTATTTTTCCATGGTCAGAGTAATTGAACATCACCAAAGTCGTACCTTTCAACTTCGATGCTAATTTTGCTGCAAAGGTATTGCGCCGTGGGTTCATTGTTAACCACGTGATTTCTTGGTCATAGTCTGCTTTTTTCATAGCAGCACACCAATCTTCACTGTAGTTCAACTGAATACCACGAATCTTTAGTGGCACAGCACGACCACGTTCTATCAACTCAGCAGCACTGATCACATGGATCACTGGCCCTGTCAGACCAATCATCTGCAACAGATTACATTTCAGTTCCTGTAACGTACCTGTACAGGCCAAACGATAAGGTACTTCGGTTGCCTTACCATAGATGTTTTTGAACGTGTCTGCAGTAATCTTATGGCCTTCATCGGTCAGAATACACGTGAATGAATTGAAGTATTCTGCAGGTTCTTTAGACAGTGATTGGTAGGTAGATATCGTGATGCGTTTCTTGGTCTTCTTATCGACACCTGCGCTGATCAAATGTACGTTGGATTCGGTATCCCATTTGTTCTCGCTGGAGTAGTCTTTAAAGTCAGATTTAAACTGCGTAGTCAAACCAACAGTAGGTACCAGTACAAGCACTCGACCATCAAGTTCTTCAGTGATGTATCGCGCAATCGAATAGACCATCAATGACTTACCAGCACTCGTAGCAGCGTGTAGGATGCACTGACGATTCATCAGTGCCTGATAGATACCATGATGCTGAAAATCGTCTACAATCAGCTTATTTCCACCTGCATGAATGTTCAGGCTTTCAACATACTCCTGACATTCTTCTTTGGATAATTCCAGTTTCTGATTTGGAAGACCGTAAGATTCATTATGTGGATTTAAAACAGTGCGAAGTGTCCAGCCTCTATCTTCGCACATGGCTTGAAGATTGGAGTAAAGACCAGAAGGTAGAGTACGTTTCCCAAGGCTGAAAATACGAATGTATCCATCCCACCGACCCTGTTTGTAGAGTGGCGAATACTTATAGCCATCCATAAGAAAGCTGTATGCTTCATTGATTTCCATAGCAATAGATTGAAAGCACAAAATCTTCAACATGCTTTCATCTTGCTTGAATACAACTATCTCGTTTTCACCATACTCCAAAACACTCATAATTATGCACCACTTAAAAATTTCTGGTATTCGACCATGCTCTTGAATAGGTAGTACCGATTCCCAAGGTCTTTCAAAATAGACTCACATGACTGTGCCAATGTCTCAATATACAAAGTTTGTTCCTGCAGCTTTTGCAGATCAGCGTCACCTTCAAGCAACGCTTCCATCTGAGCCTTCAACGGTTTAGCAAACAAATATTGCTGCCATCCCCGTTCTGCCAATTCCGACTTCGGCATTTCACCGTTGTAGTACCGAACCTTGTCACTGCGCAGACTCATATATTTAGCGGTCATCTGGCGCAGCTTCACCTTGTAAGTTTGTAGATGCGTGAGATACTTGCTATGTTTCATCGGATGACGATACATTTCGTTCATCAGATTGGTTTCATCGATAGTAGAGTCTTTGGCCCATTCAGCCATCAGTTGTTCGTGGTTCAGCATAGGAATTTCATGATAAATAGACCATTGTATAGCATCTTACAGACAAACGCAAGACTTCTTGACAAAAAATAGTTGCAGTAAATAATACAACTTAGCGGGTTTCGTGGTACTCAATCTGCTATTTATCCTCACGATGGGAGCGTACCAAAAAAGTCGTCGTCTTTACTTGCTGTTTCAGTTAGACGTAAAAGAACATGGATTAGCGATCCATTATAACGAAGGTAAGCAAGCAACCACCTGTTCACTAGCAACCCGCAGGAAGTATGTCTCATCTGGGCATACAAGACACGACCCACCGAAAGGCATGATTTTAACTCAGTTGTGTGGAGCGCACTACCACATATGGAGTCTGAGCGTTAGAGCAATCTAACGATAAAAACTCGGTCGATAATTGGATAAGATTGAATGACCAGTACGGCTCACCAAGAGATACGGAACATCATAAGAGCTAGAGACTAACCCTCTCTTCGAAGCAGCATAACATAAACAGGAATTAAAGAATAGGTAGAAGTTAGCAAGACGTAATAACCATTGTAGTAGAAACACTTAGAAAGTGCCTACGGCAAGGCTACGCCTGTACTCTTTTCCTTATTCTTTAATTCTTTTGATTTATCATGCTGCGGGTTGCGTCATGGGTTATTTATACAGGATATACAGACTGAATCAATGTTCTAATACTTTGGGATAGTGCAGTATACCCTGCATCAGACAAGTGAGCATCTGCACCACTCACGCTATATGCCAAAAGATTTTTTGTTGGATCGGAAGAACCAGCAGAAAGAATACCATAATCATCATTGATATTCAGACCAGCTAATTTAGCAACTCGTGCATTGAATACTTCAATAGAAGCTGTTACACCTACTGACTGATTCCAACGCTGTGCATTCCGAACAATTAACTTAACACCCTTCTGATTGCATAAATCCATCAATCTCAATAGGTATAGATATGCCGCATCAAAATTTGATTGAGTATATGCATCGTTTGGTGAGAATGCTTTCCAAACTAAAACTTGTGGTCGGAATACATCAGAATTCAAAACTGCTTGTGCTGTTGCAAAACTTGCTGCTAGACCTTGACCAGAAACACCAAAATTTGAATATGCATACATTTTTGATGCACTTGAAAGTTGGCGACATGCAATTTCTTCAGCACTTGTGTGTCCAGAATTTGAACCTTGGCCCCGCATAAGAGAATCGCCAATTCCTGCAACATTAATTGTTGGTGCCTCATAGTAGAATTTAACTACACTTGGGCAAATCCACGTTCCAGCGCCAGTTGGAGTCATAGCGTTTGTAGTTGGGTTAGTGACTTGATCACCTGCTAAAATTGTGGAGCCATACTCAAGACCAGTTGCAGTTCTAAATGCAGAGATACCACCTGCTTGTGATGCATGCAAGTTTGATGACGTACTGATGTATGTTCTCACTTGAAGCAAATATGGATTTCCAACAATATCAGTACGTTCCACTGAATTGACTGCAATTACATCAGTTGCAGTCAAACCACCGGGAATTGCATTAACTGTAGCACCAGAACCTGCAGAAATTACTTTAGGTGTAGTGCTTGACGAAACTCCGCTATCAAATGTAGCATCAGACCATGTTAATGTCTGACCAGTATTACCATCGGTAGGGGTGGCAGCAACTTTACATCCAGATACGGTATATGGTGTAGCCCCCAAATTTAAAAACCCGAGTTGGACACCAACAAATTTTGGTCGTGATGGGATTTGATTGCAGAAAGAATACGCAGTTGCTGCAGCGGGTGGGCCACTAAAAACTCTATTCCAACCACTACCAAAAATTGAATTGAATCTAATGGAAGTATCATCTACCGATCTTAAACCAGAAACACCACCATTAGAATCAAAGTTAAATGCAGGAAACCCTGCAGCCAATCGATCTTCATCATACGGGTCAGCCAAGTATGTAGATAGCGGCTCTGCTAGGCCAGCTTGTTTTAGTTTATATTCATACGAGTTTGATGTGTCTTCGATTGGCATTTTATTTGTTCCCTGTTATTTATTAAATGTTGTCTTGATAGCTTCAAGCATCTTATATCCGTACTTACGAGTTGGACATATAAATCCACCTTCACCAAATTCATTCCAAGCATAGATCATGATGGTCTTGTCTGTACCTGTTGCTGGTGCTGCATCCATGATTGTTTTGGTGCGAACCAAGTGTTCCCTGAATTCTTTAATGGTTGCTGCTCTGTGTGAAGAATCTGGGTCTTTGACACATACACCACCACTAACATAATCACCAAAATTTTCGCATGTGAAGGTGAACTGTGTAGTATTTAATACAGTAACAGAAACACGCTTTTTATTGTAACCGTTGTCAACTGTATAGCCATTTGTCAAAATGTCTTTTAGACTTACTTTGTCACCGGTAACAAAACCATGTGAGGTTGATGTTGACACTGTTGCCACACCATTCAACCAAGTTACATTTGATATGTAAACAATTGATGCATAGAATGTCCAAGGTGTCTTTTCCCAACCCGCCATAACAGATGCAAAATAAGGAATTGTAGTTCCTGAGTTTGCTGCATAAGTGAGTGTGCTATCATACAAATCCATTTGATATGCATATGTATTTGGGTCTTTACCGGCAGCAATATAATTGGCTTTGAAGTTATATCCAGCAGTTGTACCAGATGACCGACCACCAGTTCCGAATTGTATTTGGCCTACATAACCATCAAAGAAGTTATATGTTCCAGTGGAACTAAAACCAATTGTCTTCAGATATGCCTCAGTGTTTCCAGAAACCTTACCAAAATAATCTGGATGATCTGTGTTATCATTCATAGCTGTCCAGTGAATACCATTTGGAGCAATACTATTTGGTTTTGCAATTACATATGCATCCAAAGCAGCTAAAAGCTGTGTGGTTGCCGACACAGTAGCTGCATTTCTGATGGAGATAGTTACCCCTGTGAGACTGGTAGAAATCGACTTGGATAGCGTTATGTTATTACCATTGATAGCAGTGATAAAGATATCATCACCAACAGTGTTAATACCAGTACCTGTAACCCGGTTGTTCACAGTAACACCAGTCACATCAGGTAAGGAAACAATATTTGTTCCTGCGGTATGTGTTGACACAACTTTAGATGTCAAAAATCCATAGTTACATGCGGCAGAGACTCTAATGTTACCAGCAGTAAAGGCCATAACAACAGGCTTACCACCTTTGAACCAGTATTTGTCTGATTTCCAAATTTCATACCAATCATCCAACAAAGAATACCATCCAGTCAAATTTGGTACATTGTTCACAGTACCAAATGGCCCAGAAATAGGATTTGCGGATGATGTGATTGCCCACATAATACAGAATTTTGGTCGATTTCGCTCTGGGTGGTTTGCAAACATTTTGAACGATGAATCAGCGAAGTTTTTTGTGCCATCCCAATAGTAGCAAGAAGAAAATACATCAATACCATAGCTATATGCGACTTTTTGTTCACGTGCAAAAGAACCAGCTTGATTAGGATCATGTTCGGTCATTTCAACTACATATGATTGACCGGTTGGTGTGAGTAGTTCAACAGATGCAATTTCAAAAACATCTGATACACTTGCACCAAAGTCTAATCGCAATCCAGTAATTTTGTTTGTTGCCCAATCTGTACCACCTGCAGTAAGAGAATGCATATCGGCAGTAAATGTGGTCATACCATTAGCATTCCACACTGGCTGCGAATTGGTTTTCATGTATGATGCAGACCAACTATGTCCAGATGTAGTGTAATAAACTGCACCATCCCAAGCTGAACCAGCAATACGTCGCAAAGATATACGAACATATCTAAATTGTGATCCGTCAAAAACAGGAAAATTTGGATAGAAAATAGGGTCTGCACCAGTTGCAGTTTGAATCAATGTTCTACCAGTTGATGTTAGTGTAGAACTACTTGTTGTGGCATAATTTCTGATTCTTTCATTAGAAAAGTCATACAAAAATGGTTTATAGTCTTTTGTCTTAGCAAACAGAGGGTATCTTTCATCAAGATCATCCCGAGTAAACCAATTCCAAGGTGTTTTGTTATAGCTCTGGCCTGGTGTTTGCCACTCAGAATAATATAATGAGATTACAGTATATGGTGAGTTCTTTTTCTCCGAAACTGTCAACATATTTGTTTCTCGCGAAATGGTGGGTGTAAGTTCCCACCCACCATTTCTATATTCATAGTAGTCATCTCCAATACTGCGACCAATACCTTTTTTGGGTGTTGCTGTAGTTAACCCATCATTTGAGTTATTTCCGTTGATAGCATCGATATAGTAACTTGTCATCTTTGTGTCTTAATTGGTGCAGTAACGATCTGAGAATTTGCGCCTGTTGCTAAATGGAATTGATTCCCAGAAATATCATTATATGTATTGGTATCGTCAAAAGGATAACTCGCAATAACATCAGTCGGGACGACTCCGTTATAAATGTCATATGCTTCACTTTCTGTGACTGCTCGACCAAAAATATTTAAGTTAGCCATATCAAAGTTTGTATCAGCAATGCTACTAGCAATGTTTCCACCTGTACCAATTGTCCATACCTGTGTAGATGATGAATTTGGTTGTCCAAATGTGTAATTCCCCAATGGTGAGTGAGAAACTAAAACACCCTGTGAATAAACCTTAGTTTGCTTTTTATTTACAGCATGTGTCTTAACAGAAATGATCATGTGCTGCCACTCATACTGAACCAATCCTCTGTTCATACCGGCAGTCGATAATGTTGTAGAACTAGCAGTTTTACCTTCAGCATAGATATTAGGTAAAACAGAACCTGTTAATGGTTGTTGAGCAAGTATTATTTGATTGATACCATCATTACCATATCTCCAAATTGTTGGGAAACTGGTTGAAATTGAATTAGGTCTGAACCAAAAACTGATTGTGAAGTCTCCACCATTTGCAGAAAACCTAGACCAAAAGTTTGGTAGTTTAGCCACATCAGTCAAACCGACACATGGGAAAAATCCGCTTTGCCTACGAAGTCTCAAAAAGCTATTAGGTGGCGAAGGCAGCCGATTTGAGTATGGTGATCCAATCAGTGAAGTTTTGTTTGCTTGCTCAATAATGTCGATCTGTTTATATCGTGTGTTGTGATATGCATTGCCAGTCGGATAGTTTCTAGCACTATCAATATTTGGATATACTGACCAAACGTTCTGAGAAGAGACATATTTGCTCTCATTCCAATTCCAGCAAAGGGAAAGTTGAACACCAGCTTTCTTTATTGAATCCACCATGGAAGAAAACATTCTTTCTTCTGTATCCGAACTTTGATAGACATAAAGTGTTGTCGGTGTGGTTGTTTTTGCTGCGGGTGCTATCGTGAATGATGTGTTAGGAACAACGGCAGTGATAACTGTTCCACCAGACACAGCAGTACCATTTGTAGTGTTTGACGATGAAACAATCATACCTACTGAAATTCCAGTAGTGTTCGAGCAAGGTATTACAGAAACTCCTGAAGCAACACTGGAAACAGTAACCGCTAGTGGAGATACATCTGAATTTTCTGCATTGAATCTTTGAGACACACCAAATTCACCAAGGAATAGTGGTTTCCTGATACTAGCTGCATATCGAACTGCTTCTTTTAAGAAACTTTCAAAACCAGCAACAGCGCCCATTCTGTAGGGGTACTTGTTTTCAACAAAATCAGTCACACCCATGAACTTATTATCAGGGTATGTATGTAATTCTACAACATCTGCAACTTCATGGATTCTTCCATAATAACGAGCCAAAATTGAACTTACAGAATTAACATCTTTTTGACGAGCATTTACAATAGGCGCAGTTGTTTGCGCACAAACAATACGGGCATATGGATCGAGTGATTTTACAATTTTCTTGGCATCAGACAATATACCAAGATAACCTTCTAAGTTGATATCTGATGAAGTTGATGATGTCGATGAATTATTAAAAATAACTTCTGCTTCATTGGTGAATGACCATCCAGCAATTGCTTCACCCAAGTTTGCCTTTGAACCTGTTGTGTAACGAGTCACAAAATCATTCATGAACATTCTGAAATGAATTCGTGAATTAGAATTTGGATCATTCCACTTAGAATAATTACCGGCATCGAAAATGTCAGCAATAGTTTTATAGAACCAGTTGAACGTCAGAATGACACCAACATCATTATCAAGTGCAGTTTCTAAAAATTTATCAACACCATTGTAGTAACTGTATGCAGGATAGGAACCATTTACTGTTCCTAAGTAATAGTTAGCATTAACAGCAGTAAGTGAGTTACCAACAACACTGGTATATGTACTGGAATCAAATGGCGTCATCATGGTTTTGACGATCTTGATTCCGCGATTTTTCAGAATTGGAAAATCTTCCTTATATCTGTATCCATTGTCATATGCGAGATTAGACCACTCCTTTTCCATTGCGGAATAGTAGTTGAAACCAATATGATCACATACATCACCATCGAGATATAAAATCCCGTTAGCTGCTGTTAATTTAGGCATTAGGCGAATCTTCCAGTTGCGATAACAGACACGCCAGAGTCAGCAAAAACACGGAAACCAGCATATTTGGATTTGATGTTTAGTGGGATGGTGATAGGCCCGACTGGTGCAGACGCTGGCAGAATTTCAATCAATGGGCTGATAAATGCTCTACCTGCAGTTGTGTCGATTGCGGTAGCAGCAACACCATTAACGGTAAGAGTATCAACAGTCAGTGTCACGTTAAAGTTGGGAGTTGTACCTGGCCCCGCAACTGCGGCAGTAATTTTCCGTGCAACCAAAACACTCACACCAGAAACTGTTGCAGTGCAGATCAAAAATTGCCCAACCATAGCAGCCAGTTGAGCAGTTGTTTGTGCTGCGGTAACACCAAAGTTGATTGCAGTTGCCGAAGTAAATGCAGTTCCTGTACCTGACGATGTGTAAGACACTGAAGCAACATCCTGAAGTGCAATTCGTGATTGTGCAGACGTAGCGACGATAGCAGTCAGTTGGGCAAGATAGTCACCGGCAGCACCTGCAGTACCGATTAAAACGCCATTGGAGCCGTTAATAGCACCATATGTAGTGGTATCACCCAAAACAGCGCCGCGCACGTATTGATACGCTGATGCACCGTTGGCTACTTGAAGCCAGTTGTTTACTTGATCTTCACCTGAAATGAGTGAATTGAGTTCTGTTAGGTATGCTGTTCCCATTTTATTTGTTCCCTGAAAGTCTATATTTAACGGTTAGTGAGTCTGCGAATTTGCTGACCAGAATCACGTGCAACATAAGCCTGCGATTTTTTAGCAAAAGTCTCTGTAGGTAAGAAGATTGCAGTTTTCCAATCTTCGACTGGTACCTTAATAATCCGTGAGCGAACATGACTATACAGGTAGCTTTTAACAGCAGGTTGAACCTCTGGGAACTTGGAAATATTACCAAGCAGTTTCCAGTTAAGACGCATGACCTGTTGTTTGTTGTTGTGATACTTCGATGCGATCTGCCACATCTTGTCAAAAAGTCTAGCTCTCAGAACGTAGGGTAGATAGTGAAAGTTAATACCGCGAACTAAATCACCTTCGACGCTGAAAATCAGGGCCAAAGGAAACTTATCGTAGAAAGGTAATTCTTCTTTGTATTTTGGATCGTAGGCGAACATGTGCATCGCGCCCGGCAAAAACATCTGCGTCTGCAAATGCTTTGTCTCTGCCAACAGATCAGTTTTTGCGGATGGTGAGTTACCACCCAATTGTGTAATTTTCTGCTTAAACCAATCCACAGAACGTGTCTGATTAAACCTAGGGTCTTGACGAACTAGGTCTAAAATTGAATGTGGTTGGGCTTTAACTTTTTGTTTAATCATTAAGGTATTTAACCAGCAACTTCTTCACCCATGGTGAAATATGAGTATCTGAAAACGACTTGACACGTTATTTGAGATACCGGTGTTGTAGTGTCAAAAGATAATTCGCTGATGCTAATTGGAAAAAGGTTTTTGAATGAAAATACAATGTTTGGATTACTTGCATTCGTCAGAGTAATCAAAGCACCGTCACTATACAGTTCTGATTCCAGAAATTGGGGAGCAACTTCGTTGGTACGTGCTGCATATCGCTGCATGGTTATCCAGTTGTAAAGTTCACGATAGTTGCGTAAATTTTCATCAACAATGAATTTGATGGTAAGTTCCTCAAATCGACTGTCGGTACCAGACCACGATTGCAGGATGCCGGGCGGATTTTCCTCCGGTGTCGGAATGTACACAGAAGGCAAATTGCATGCCTGAACCCTAAATGCAGTCTCTGGTATGCGAGACAACACAAAGTTAAACGCATTCGTTTTTAGTGAGTTGTAATCTTGTTGAATTGACATTAGATAGACTCATTAATGTTGTTTGATGTTTTTGAATAGTTGCCATTATTTCCAATTGCTGATTTGACTTGATTTGGGTGAAAAACCATATGAATAGAGTCATCATGTTTTTCTTTAATACCATCAAAGCCAGATTTTTGTATAACGTCATTAGCAGCATCTACATTGGGTAGAAACTGCTGGTGTAAAACTTGGTGTAAATCCCTATTCTTCATACCCTGCCATAGATGATCTTTTAAATCTTTACCACCATCACCTAAGTGTTTTTTTACTTTCGTAACAGTCGATGCCTCTAATGGTGCATCCATTACGAAAGGTTTTTCCATTCTTAGATGCACGGGAACTACATTAGGAGCAGCATTTCCAGAAGGTGCTATACGTGCATGCGACCCAGAGGTTGTACCAGATGCATAATCACTGGCAATTTTTGGGGATCGAATAAAATATAGACCTTTACCCCACTGATTACCTGTGCCAGATTTAAATTCTGAGAAATCGGATGATGTTCCGTGATAAAAAGTGTGTGGTTTACCATCTTGGTGTAATGTAGATTTACCAAACCACTTTTTAAAATTTTCTTGTTCTACAACTAAAACAACTGCTTCTGTGACATTCATATTTTTTCCTCTAAACTTTCTCTATTTAATGGAAAGTTGTGTTATAATTCATCCATCGAAACACAAAAGAGGCTCCAAATGATTCAACTCTCCGCAAAACTGAATGAACTCTTTGCTGATCTGGATGCTGAAGTTCTGCAATCCTCTAAGCAGTGGGCTATTGGTCGTGTACAGGCTCTGAAGGAATTCAAGCAAACAGAAGAGTACACAGAGCTAAACAAGAAAGGTGCATGGGGTGGTGTTTACGACAAACTCTTTGCCATTGCCGGTGGCAAGACTTGGTACACCCTCTTTTCCCGCAGCAGTGCTACACAAATCGAAGAGTTTGTTGTAAAGAACTGCAAGGCAATCGCTGATAAGCGTAACGCAAGCATTGCTACAAAGTTGGCAAAAGCTGGTGTCAAAGAAGTGATCAGCGAAGAATTCACCCACAGTCGCGACGGTTTCAACGGTATTTTCATTGTTCACACCGATGCGGGTAATAAGTGTGTTACAATCGAAACCATCCGTGCAGGTGGCTACAACATTCAAGCTCTGCACCTTCGTGTTCTTGTAAAGGTAAAGTAAATGAATCCAACTGATTTTGAAGCCCTTGGCGATAAGCACAAGGCATTTGAAAAACTCTTTCAGGAGACTCTGAAAGAGGGTTTACCATTTGTCGTGCGCCTTGATGGTCGCTCGTTTCACACATATACACGTGGTCTTGCTCGACCATATGATGCGGGTATGAGTCGCGCCATGGAAGCCACTATGAAGGCGCTGGTGAAAGAATTCCATCCAACTGTGGGCTATACCCAATCCGATGAAATTACGCTGGCGTTTGCCAACCAAACACTCGACACAAACACACAAATGATCTTTGGTGGCAAAGTCTCCAAGATTTTGTCCAGCTTTGCAGCATTTGCATCTGTTGAATTTTTCAAACAATCGGTGCGCAATTTGCCTGAAGACAAGTGGGAACTAACGCCCACATTTGACGCACGTGTAATGCAATACGAGTCATTAGAACTGGCTGCAGAAAATTTGATGTGGCGAGAAACAGACGCAATCCGCAATTCGGTGACTATGGCTGCAAGTACATACTACAGTCACAAAGAACTGCAGGGTAAAGGGCATAACACAAAGCTGAAGATGCTGAGAGAAAAAGATATCGAGTGGAATGACTATCCAACTCACTTTAAGCAAGGTATTTTTGCTCGGCGTGTCACTTCTATGGTAAAATTGTCTGATGCAGAATTGGCAAACATTCCAGAGAAATTTCGGCCCGATCCAAACAATATGACGGTACGCACACGTGTTGAAAACGTGGAACTGGCTGCAGAAAAGCTGGAAGCAGTGACTGAAGAGCAGCGTGTGAAGTTTCTTTTTATTTGACAGTCTTTAAAAATTAGATTCGTGGTTACTAAGCCATGATATAATACAAATCTCCGAAACTTGAAAGGTAAATTTTATGATGGATTTTAAAAAGTTCCGCAATGCGGTACAAAAGCAATTTGACAAGATGGCTAAGACAGGCAACTTGTTTGTCACCGCCACAGATAAAACTGAAATCTGGGATACCTATTTGGGCGCATTCCCAGACGGTACCAACCCAATCTACAAAAATCGCACCGAACATGATTGCAATTGCTGCAAGCAGTTCATTCGTGCTGTGGGTAACGTAGTAACCGTTAAAGACGGTGTTGTTGAAACCATCTGGGATTGTGTTGTAGCCGGTGAACCTGCTTACCAAGTCGTAGCAGATGCATTGGCATCTTACGTGAAGAGCAAACCAGTCACCGACAAATTCTTGCATTACGAACGTTCTGCGGGTACAGAAAAGAATTTCTCTGCCATGGTCGGTGGTGGTGCTGCTCAGTGGGATCACTTCCACGTGATGATTCCTGCCCAATATGTTGTGCGTAGCGACCAGATTGGAACCATGCTTGGTGCAGTGCGTACATCTGTACAAACCACTACTCGTGCATTGAATGAATTGACAGAAGATGCGGCAGATACTGTTTTGGATTTGATTGCAAACGGTTCTCTGTATCGTGGCGACGAAATGAAGTTCCAAGTCACCGAATTCTTGAAGATGAAGAAGAAGTGGGATAAGTTGTCGGCTGCAAAGAAAGCTACATATGTTTGGGAAAATATTGCAACTATTCCGGGCTCCGTTAGCGGCTTCCGCAACACATCCATTGGTAAACTGGTGGATGCACTATCAAAAGATGAAGAACTGGAAAGTGCAGTTCGCAGCTATGAATTGATGGTTGCACCTATAAACTATCGACGCTCTACTGCTTTGGTGACAAAGCAGATGATTGAAAATGCAAAGAAGAGTATTACTGAATTGGGATTGACTTCTGCTCTGGAACGTCGATATGCGGTTCTGGATGACATTACCATCAACAACGTGCTGTACGCCAACCGTAACGCAAAGTCTGTCATGTCTGGTGATGTGTTCGATCAACTCGCAGCGTCTGTGCAGACCAACCCTAAGAAGTTGGATAAGGTTGATGAAGTCGGGATTGAAAAGTTCCTTGCTGACATTTTGCCAAAGGCAGATTCGATTGAAATCATGGTGGAAAACAAGCATGCTGGCAACTTTGTTAGCTTGATTGCTCCACAGAACGCAAGTGCAAACCCTCTATTCAAGTGGGGTAATGATTTCTCTTGGTCTTACACTGGTGATCTGACTGATTCCATCAAGGAAAAAGTCAAGGCTGCAGGTGGTAACGTGACTGGTGAATTGTGCTGCCGTTTGGCTTGGGATTATACCGACGATCTGGATTTCCATATGTATGAACCAGATGGACACATCTACTACATGACACGCCACAGTCTTTCTAGTAATGGTGGTAAATTGGATGTGGATGCTAACGGTGGTTCTGGAATGATGGATCATCCGGTGGAAAACATTTTCTATGAACGTGTTTCCCGTATGAAAAATGGCACATATTCGCTGAAGGTTTATAACTTTTCACGCCGATCTAAAGGTGCTGGTTTCCAAGTGGAAATTGACCTTTTTGGTGAAGTACATCACTTTGAAACCAATAACGTGATTGGACATGGTTCCACTGTTGAAATTGCAAAGATCATCAAAGACAAAAACGGTATTCGTGTCGAACCTGTCATGAAGAGTAGCGTTTCTGGTGGCCCAAGCAAGCAAATTTGGGGTGTGGCGACAAACACATTTGTCCCTGTGAATGTGGTGATGCACTCACCTAACTTCTGGGACGAAAAAAGTTTTGGTAACAAACACTATTTCTTCATGATTGAAGGATGTGCGAATGAAGACACAGCACGTGGATTCTATAACGAATTCTTGCGTGATGACTTGAAACCACATCGTAAGGCTTTGGAAATGGTGGGTTCTAAGCTAAAGACAGAAAAAGCTGAAAAGCAATTGTCTGGAGTCGGTTTTTCGAGTACAATTCGTAACTCGGTGTTGGTGAAGGTAAATGGTAAGTTTTCGCGAGTGGTTCGCGTGGTATTTTAATCAGTAACTTTATAT